ATTTACTCTAAAGTACTTTCTAATTATATCTTTTATGTGTGGTGCCGCTTCAGATCCTCTAGCCGTCAATATCACAGTCTTACGATCACCATTCGAAGATGTAACTATCTTATAAAATCGTTTACCAATTGAACGAATTAACGTTGGGTTAATAAGTGTTTGAAATTGACTAAAATCAAACTTATCGCCTGATTGTGGTTCATATACAGCATATTCAGCTGGGGTAATTTCTCTACTAGTATTATCGACAGAAGTAACAATAACTTTAGCTTCTGTTTCAAAAAGTGTATCATCCAGATCAAAAATTCTAAGTTTCTTTGTTTTCATCCTCGTAATGCTTTCAATAGTTTCTTATACAACGACTCTTTCTTAACCAATTTATCCAACGGTACATTTCTATACTTTTGTCTTATTTGTGCAATAGGCATACCATATTGCTTTTCAGCTTGAGCAATCAAACTATATCTATCTTGTTTTTCTTTTTGTTTAGCATCCAATTTGCGTTGTACAGATGTAGCCACAACACTCTTTACATTATCTGTATAAGACTTTTCACCAGAAGTCAATAAATCATTCAATATCTTGATTTCAATCTCTAAACTATCCACTTCTTTTTCAAGATTTTGTTTTTCCGCCGAAGTAAATGCAGCGCCTGTTGAATGTAATTTACCTCGTTTTTCAACAAACTCTTGAGTCTTATCATCAATTACTTTTTCCAAACTAGGTTGTTGTTCTAATTTGTCAACTCCCCAATATGGATAATCAAATTCACTACCAACCGGAGTGGTATTCCAATCACTATCAGTTACTTTTAATGATAAAATATTGCCTTTAATAGCTTTAATAACTGCTTTTATACCCATTCCTTTGAATTGCACTTTGTCACCCACTTTGAAAAACTTATCAGCTTCATCTGTAGCAGATGGTTTAGGTGTTGACGGAGGAGTTTCTTTCTTGGGTTCTTCGTTGTTATAAAACTCATCATATGTATAAAATTTCATACTTGGTTCATACAAACATTCTTTGGGATCATATCCATTGAACCCTATAACCTTATCATATTGATCTTTATACTTAATTATTCTATCTCTTTTAGAATCCCAAAATGTTACAATAATAGCTTTACCACTTGGTATCGTACTCTCAATCTTCAAATCAGAATCATCAACCACATCTTTAGCATCATCCACTTCAAATATTCTACCCTTCAAAAGTGGATCAGCATAAATGCCAAATCTACCTATACCTTTTAAAAGATTTTCTATATCTAAATGACCTCCACCACTATTTCCATTCTTTAAGTTAGTTATTGCTCTTTGTCCCCAATAGTTAAGTTGATCTTCAGAATTCTTGTTTGTATCCAATTTGATACTTGGCTGTTTGGATAGTTCGTCTATATCCTTTAAAACTTCGGGGTCATCACAATAAAAATCTTTTTTAACAAAACTATATCCAAATATAGCTTTTTTACCACTCTTTTCATCTTCATATACAAGAAAAGCACATTTATTCGCTGGGCTACGATAACTATATGTCTTTTGCTTATAATATACAGTATCTGGATTTTCTAAAAGTAAGTCTCTAAATAGCTTCATATTGTATAAATATACAACATTTGTCTTTACCCTCAGAGAATTTTACTGTCTTTTATCCATAAAAAACCATCTAATAGGATATTCATAGATAAAAAACTCATTGGTTCTCTTATCCGTATAATTAGTTGGATCCGCATGATGATTATGATGATTGCCAATTCCAGTTATAAAATTAATTAATTTGCTATTGGTAGCTACTTTGTTTTCATCTGGTCTAGTACCCAGTATCAATTTATGGGAAAATATGTTTACAGCAACCACACTCCACCACCATAATGCTGATCCTGAAGCAAAGAAAAATAATAGTTTGGGACTAATTAAATACGAAATTACCCACAAAAACGTCCACATCATCCAATACCATTTATTTTCAAACGATAAGTAATTTCTATAAGAAACCTTCAGTAAATTTCGTACATATATACTCTCACACTTATTTGGAAACAATGAAGTCATAATACGCCATATAGGAACATAAAATGGACTATGTGGATCTTTGAGAGTATCTGCGTATTTATGATGATGTCTATGTACATTAGACCAACTTAATATACTACCCTGTCCAATCATAAAACTCATTACACACAATAATGGTATTCTATTTGATTTAGCAACATAACTGGTATGTGCAAAATATCTGTGTAATGCTACTTCCCAATAAAAACCACAACAATACATGGAAATTAATGGTATATACCACAACTTATAATAAAAACACAAACAAGTTATAAATAATATTTGATTGATTAATATTACATAACTGGTTTGTTGCCATTCTTTTAGATTCTTAAAATAAGACATAATATACATCTTGATTTAAATTGTTTTTACCATAATAATTCCATCCCTCCATTTTCATTATTCTGGGAGTTATTTTTGGATTTTCAGCAATAGCTATTACACCTTTTGGGTTTAATGGATGTGTATAAGTACACAAATATTCGTGGGTTAATTTAGAACTTTTAAATGATTTCAGTTTGCCTCTATCAGATTCTTTGATAAACATTCTAAAATAGTAATAATACCCATCTTGTAATTGTTCCAAATATACAGTAGTAACACAACAAACGTTATTGTTTGGATCAAATCCTACTAATACTACATCGTTTATACGATCAGTTGCTCTTCGTAAATCCAAAACACCAGCTTCAATCCACATATTGATGATTTGTTCTTTCAAATCATCGGGTAAACACTGATAATAAAACTTGTATGTGTACTCCATCCTATTAATATATAGGAAGTACGTTATATGTCAAATTTAATATAACTAATCAAATCTACTCTTATGCTTACTTTTAAAGTTCTTTAATCGTTAGATTATCTCCGCACATCGTTTTCATATTATTTATGAACACAAAAAAACCCGTCATTTACGACGGGTTAAATAATTTAAATGTTTTTTGCTTTTTCTATAATCTCTTTTAACTTCTTAACATTTTTACCTTTAATAGATTGACCAATCTTTTCTCTGCGGTTCTTCAAATATTTATCAGTACCATCTACTTTACCATCATTATTAATATCAGCATCTTCTTTACCAACAGCATCCATACCTTCTTCATAACATTCCTCACATTCCATCTCTTCCATCATTTTCTCAACATCAGCCTCTTCCAATGTTCTGCCTACATGTCTCTTAAGCATCTTACCTACCTTGTCAAACAAATCAGCATCAGCTTTATCACCCTTAAATTTATTACTCTTCTCTTGCTTCTCAATGTGATGTACTAAATTCTTGGTAACCTTGCCAGCTGGCTCTTCAGCTTTTTTAACAGACGCAACTGCCTTTTTTACAGCAGCCTTAGGAGCTTCTTTCTTTGGTTCGTCTTTAGCAGCACCCTTTTTCTTGGCTTCTGCCATTTCTTCTTCGTATACTTCTTGAATTAGTTGTTTCAAATCTTCTTTGGTCATAATATAGTGAATTTAAATTGTTATTACAAATAAATATAACAATCAAACACTTATCACTTGTTTTTTTAACAACCCATCATACCATTTTCTGCCAGTCTCACTAAACCTATAATCCCATTTTAATTCATACCTACTCTGTAACTCATTCACCATTGCCGTCGCATATCCACTTCTACGATGCTCATACTCTATATGAATAAATTCAATTATTACAATTTCATCATATACATTAGGCTTATAATACTTACAATGACCCACATCCACACCACGATTGTTGATAATAGTGCAACTATACTCATCTCTGCCTTCAGACGATGTACCCATATAAACATGTTTAAACTCCATAAAACAAAAACCTCCCATCAGGGAGGCTGATTCACTAACCATTCAATTGTTTCTTGTCACCACAACAACCATTGCTTAATTTTAGAATTTCATCCAGTGTTTCCTTGACACGAATGTTTGTACCATTCTGTGATGTGTTAATTACTGTATGTTTACCACTTACACTAGGTTCCATACTAATAGCCCTATCCAAATTAAATAGAATAGGAATATAAGTGCGGGTATTATCATGATTCAAATCCAGTTGATTTAGCTTAATTAGATGTGCCATATTTCTTCTCGTTTTTTAATAATCATAACATACTTTCCACTTTTGTCAATATTTATATGTAAATAAATTTTATAAATTATGAGCGCAACAATTACTTGGACAGTTGGATTAATGGATTGTTATCCAACATATCAACAAAACACAGATGTAGTATTCACAGTACATTGGGATTGTACAGGATACGAAACCGTAAGCGGTAGTACCTACAACGGCAGAGTATATGGATCAACAGGAGTAACATACCACTCCGGTTCAGGATTTACAGCATATGACGACCTAACACAACCACAAGTGCTTGACTGGGTATGGGAAGCAATGGGATCTGGATCAAAACAAAATTATGAAAATGCTGTACAAACCCAAATCAATAACCAAATAAATCCTCCTGTCGTAACTCCTCCTCTACCTTGGAGTTCACCAACTATTACCTCACAACCACAAAGCCTAACAGTTAATACAGGATCTACAGCAACGTTCACTGTATCCGCAACAGGTAAACCAACCCCAACATATCAATGGCAATTTGATGGTACCACAATAACCGGGGAAACTAATACATCATTAGTAATTAATAATGTACAATATTCAAACACAGGATCATATATCGTCGTAGTATCAAATGAAAATGGTACAGTAACAAGCAATACCGCAACACTAAATGTTTATTACTATCCACCACAACCATAAAATTCAATGGGTAACTAATTTATAACCACAAAACCCCGCTAAATTAATAGCGGGGTTTTTACTAACTTTAAATGGTGGATCAAACCGGACTTGAACCGATAACCGAAAAATTATGAGTTTTTTGCTCTAACCAATTGAGCTATTGATCCATTAAAATGGTGGCTCCGTAGGGAATTGAACCCTATCAGTACCCAAATCTAGGGATTATACAGATTATAAGTCTGCCCATGCACCATACATCACAGAGCCATTACTAAAACTGGAGCGATATCTCGGACTTGCACCGGCCTTGTGGACTGGAAGGCCCACCGTGCTCCTCATAGACACTAATATCGCATTAAAACTGGAGCGGGTCCGAACTTTGCATTTCGCCTTTTGATCTGGTAGACCAACGTGCTCTCTTTACACTTGACCCGCATTTAAATTCAAATAGGAAGGACTAATGATTACCTCCAAGTTTCAGAATCACGACTGGTTATTCATCCACAGTCCACACGGTTAATTACTCCTTGTGTTAATGACTGATGGGATTTTGTTTTCCCCACAACGGGCTACGATTTATCATATATTTTAGCTACGGTCCCGTTACGCTCAAATTTGGGGTTGAACGACCTCAAATTCTCCATAGACTTACCCTCCATGATTCTTACTCCAACCAATATACAACGTTTTTCAACACCATATATTGTGCGTTACAACTAAACTAATCGTTGTTCCGCCACTATCTTAAATTGTTAAAGAACTATCAAAAAATGGTAGGCGTGAGTGGATTCGAACCACCGCTTTACAGATTTTAAGTCTGTTGACTCTTCCGCTGGTCTACACGCCCATTTAAAACTTTTTAAAGAACCGTCACTTACTACTCTTTCATCTTATCACATCTTTGTTTGTTGTCAAGCATCTACTTTATAAATATCAATTACTATGCTGAATCCAATTATTTGGCGTTGTACATTTTGTTGAATCTGTAAACACTTTTGTTACTTTGCTCAGTGTATCAGACGAAATATGTGCATCATAATACTTAATTGTATAATTAGTATTGTGTCTTAAAGTTTGTACATGACACGTACAATATTGAGAAAATACATTTGAAAATACTAAAGAATCTTCTTCATATAGCTCTACCCCAAACACATTTTTGCAATAATCGCCTTTTGCTGCTAAAAAGATGTATTCATTTTTTGAAGAATCATAATACACTTCAGCTTGATTGTTTACCGAAAACAAATTTCTGCTTTCAAAGACGGAATCTTCTTCGTTTTTTAATTCAATAACATCTTTATGTTTGTGTGACAATAGGTACACCAATGTTTCATTGGACTCTAATCTTTCTTTTTTAGCGTAGAACTCAATAAAATTTAATTTATCCGTTGTAAAGAACGATGTCAACACATCAAGATTGCCATAAAAAAATGTTACTTGATAAGACTTTTCTATTCCCAATGTATAAAAATAAACTTTTGTGTAATCTAATTCATTGAAAATAAAATTATAGTGATTTTTGTTAATCAATACATCTAAATCAATAAAGTAATAAAAATCATAACCAATATTTTTACAATAGTTTAATGTACTTTGATATAATTTAACAAAATAATTTGAATACAATACTTTTCTATTATTTATATTTCTAAAATAAATTTTGTTGCCAATCGCAAAATAAGGATATAAACCATCGGTTAAATAATGTGAATCACATACATGATTTACTGTAATATAATTTTTTACGCCGTCAAAACTTTCCATATAATCAGACGATGCTAATATCACATCAATATTCTGATTATTGAATAATTCAATTTTCTCTTTTAATAGAGATTTTCTATATGCATTATTTGCAAAATTAGAAATTATAACACATCGTTTCATAAAAATTGGTAGGGATGGAGGGACTTGCACCCCCACGGTTTTACCCACGGCTTTTTCAAAAAATGGTAGCTAGGGTCAGATTCGAACTGACACTGTTTCGTTTTTGAAACGAATGCCTCCTGCCTTTGGGCTACCTAGCCATTTAAAATTTTAGATTCAATCAACTTATAAACTCTACTATAGTTTCTTCCGTTTTCAATTCCTAAATTTTTTAGAGTTTGATTAATATTTCCCTTACATTTATGATACATATCAATCAATTCATTGTCATCTATTTTTTTAATAGAAGTAGATTTTATATTTTTTGCACAAAAAGTATCTGTTTGACTATGACAATTTGGACATAAAAATCTTAAGTTTTCTAATCTTTGGTCAGTTGGTATACCATTTATATGGTCTAATTGTAAATTTAATTTTTTATTATTCCAAAATCCCAAATTAGAACATAATGTACATTTATACTCAATTAAATTTTTTTTCTTTATTAGATTTCTAATGTATGATTTTGAAAATTTACTATTCTCTATAAAGATTTCATTTTTATTTCTTTCAGATAATCTATCATCATCCAATAAAGTTTTACCTTTGCTCCATAACATGCCTGTAAAATGTGAAATATCAATATTAAGATTTGATATTTCTTTTTTTATTCTAGAGTGGGTTGAACCACTATATGGTATACCAAGTCTTTTAATTACTTGGGTATAAGATAAAGATTTTTTTGTAGCATCTATCAAATCAGACTCAGTATAAATTTGTTTTTTCCTCATACTAATAAATAGTATATTGGAAGACATAAATACAAATTATTTTGTGTCTGCTAAAATTTCAATGAACTATTAAAAATGGTGGTTCCGCCCGGATTCGAACCGAGACCGTGCTCAAATCTAGAGCTTATCAACGTTATAAGCGTTGCGTTCTACCGTTAAACTACGGAACCACTAAATGGTAGCGGGTAGCCGAATTACACGACTTCCTTCTCGTTATGAGCGAGATATGCTATTTTTACAATCACCCGCAAATTGTTTTGTCAACATCTAAAATTGTCGCCGGTCTTTTAATTGGCGCTTTAATCCTCTGGTGGGGAACCAACTCAAGTGTCCTATTAATCGGATATTCTCCGGGCGTAAATGGTAGCTATGACAGGAATCAAACCTGTATATTCCATCTTATGAGGATGGCGCATCAATCATTCTGCCACATAGCCACTGAAATGGTCGCTCGTCTAAGAATCTCACTTAGTTTCCAATGGTTATGAGCCATCGTCAGATAAATAACCTGCCACCAGCTATTAAATTGTGTTGGTTTCGATAATACACAGAGGTTTATTTCAACGAAATAGCGTTTTTTATTGACTCACAATTATCATTTTTTTCTCAGGTTTGTACGCTTTTCAACGTTCCATCAATCTGATACTCTATTTTCCACCAACTAAAATTATCAAAAGAACTATTAAAAATTGTGTTGGGTGTAATTATTGAATACTTTGTCCACCCAACAAACAGAGTATACCATATGCTAACCCCGCAACCAAGAAGTTTTTTAAGAGACTTCCAACTCTAGGGGCATTTTGGTTATTTGCCCTCCACCAGAGTGTTTTTCTTGCTGATACACTCAAACAATTGGTAGTCTGTAGGGGAATCGAACCCCTCTTACCGGAGTGAAAGTCCAGTGTCCTAGCCGATAGACGAACAGACCGTTAAAATGGTGGCCCCGGTGGGACTCGAACCCACGACCAAAAGCTTAAAAGGCTTCTGCTACTACCAACTGAGCTACAAGGCCATTAAAAATTTGTTAAAGAACTATTACTTACTACTTATTCATCTTACCACGATTTCTTTTGTTGTCAACTATTTCTTTGTTCTTTGTTGGTGACCCCCTTCGGTTAAAGGCCGAGGCGGTTCCGCCATACGTAGATGTTCTAGAGGAGTGCTTCTCCCACCGTGCTTAAAGAACAAAGAATCGTTTACTTACTACTTCTTTATCTTACCACTAAGATTTCAAAGATCAACTTCTTTTTTAGAGAAGTTTTGAGGTAACTTATACATATAATGAAATATACTTAAAATTACTTAAAAATGGCGCTCCGGGAGGGAGTTGAACCCCCATTTTCATCCAATTATGCACTTAGGGCTTAGAAGTCCCCGCCATTACCGGAGCAATGCACTGAGATTATTTACCGTTATCTAGTTCGTTACGAACTGATTTACCAAGTTCAGTCAGATTAAACAGTGGTTCGCCATCTTCATTATGGCCTGATACATATAATAGACCTTCTGCTACCATCTTGTCAACTGTTTCTTTAACTTCTGCCAAAACGAGTTCATTATAGATAACTTCTGCTTCGGTTTCATTGCATTCAAGTTCTTTCATAATTATTTGAATACAGGCTTCTTTTTCTTCAGCTTTGACTTGTTCTTCTACTTTTGCTGTATCTAGATTAGAACAATGATTTAGTAGATCGTCAATTGATCCCGTGAAATTATCGGTGATGTACTTGTCCATGTTTATAAATATTTGAATTAGATACCGTAGACTGGCACATTCTTGTAATATCGCATGGATCGATCCAACATCTTATTTAGAACTTTGGCTGTAGATACAGGTACATTTGTTTTTGGACCCCAACCATTTTCAGCTCGGCCTAGAGCAATAGTGAGTGCTTTGGTTTTATCAAATCGATCTCCTGCCTTGGTATTGGTATGACTCCAACCAAATCGAATGGTATTATCAATTACTGTGGCAACAACCATACCACGTGGTTGACCATTGCGGTCACGTACCAATTGTTTGAGTGTAGTATCTTTCATATAACCTTTATTTAAATGTTTAGTTTAGTTTCCTTCGACGTAACGAAGTAGATCACAATTTGGTTCAGTACCAATCTTTTCATCTACAGTCTGCTTGATAGCAGTTTTATAGTAATATTCGGCGTATAGATCAGTTAGCTGTAGCTTTCTGTCTGCGATTTTTTCTTTGAGGTTATTAATAACTGTTTGAGTTGTCTTCGTCTTCATACTTTGAATTATAACGTGTTGGTTTTACATCGGTGGCTTGCCACTTCTTATTAACCTTTTTATTTGATTTGTTGCGCCAATTTCCTTCGCTACGTGAACGACGATCTTTGAATGACTTTCCCATATACTACTTTTAAAAATAAATAGTGGTAGAAAAAGGGATTAACAATCTTTTTTTATTAATCCCAATTCTTAATACTGTTTAATTTGCAGAAGTCTGAGTAGATTCAACAGTGGTGGTTGCGTCAACAGCGGGAGTTGCGTCATATGTATATACAATGCTTGGCTTACCACGCTTACCAGTCTTTTGTGAACCACTGATCTTATAACGACCAGCCATTACGCTTCGCTTAACATGCATCCGAATTGTCGGAGCCTTAACGGTTGCGTTGATATTGATCAGATCAACAATAGTGAAATTGCGATCAGTGATTTCGTTTACTGCGGTTGCCTTACGGCCTGTCTTGTTCTTATTCATATTTTTTGTTTTTTGTTAATGTTAACCGACTACAAATTCATCTTACCACGGTTTTAGAAAATGTCAAATCTTTTTATCGACCATTTTTTGCAGCTTCTTCATATACCAGCGCTTCAGTCAGATTTCCGTTGCCATAACGACGACCACTCTTATCAAAAGTGGTATTGTTAGCAACATTGTAGTATCCAACGTTACGCCCATTGAAGTCATGTGCATATACAGTGGATCCCATGTCTTTTGTATAACCAATGTTGTTATTGTTCTTCATTACATACTTTGTACTCATATTATTTATTTCTTTTTTTTTGTTTATATTAACCGACTTCATTGTCGATAAAATTGCGATAAAATCCCATTACAATACCACTAGTTGTACCCACATTAAGTGATCGTACACTGCCATATGCTGGAATAGTAACAATGTAATCGCTGTTATCAAGAATATAATCACTCAATCCAGCCTTTTCTTCTCCAAATACAAACATTGGCTTATCTACGCCAGTAAATACCCAATGGTTAAAAATAGATACAGTCTTATCACTGTACTTGGGAATGTTGTTTTCTACAGCAATTAGCGTATAGCCGTTATCATTTACATAAGCAAAAAAATCTTCTTCGGTCTTAAGATGACTAAGATCTGTATAATGATGTGTTCCTACAGTACCACGGCGATCCCACTGCTTACTTCCGCCTACATACATGGCTTGCTTGAAGCCAAAGAAGTTGGCATTACGTACAAGAGTTGAAAGATTAAAATCTCCATTAACGTGCATCATTGCGACACCCGCGTCGATACAGTTACTCTTACAATACGACTTGATATCGTCCACACTCTTGTTCTTCAGATGATCTAAAACATTCATAGTAAAATTACTCTACCACGAACTTTATAATAAGTCAATTCTTTTTCTTAATTGTCTTTTTAGACTTATTCTCTGATTCTTTTACATGTTCTACAGTAGTGTTTGAAACTGTAGATCTAGAGTTGGCATATTCTTTTTCAGCTTCTTCAATTACAGCTTTAACAAAATCTGTAAGTAAACCGCTCCAGTTATTTCGTTCACTATCTTCTACGATAGCCAGTTTTTTCCATCGTGGCAATTCGTTGAATTTGCGTTGATATACTGTTTTATAGAATGATGCAGTCATATAGTATAAATATTAAAATGAAGTACTCAAACGACTAGCATATGCCATGTTGCTAGCTTTTCCTTTACGGTATGATACTTTAGCATAATTGTCAAATGCCTTCTTTGAAGTAATCACAATGCTACCCGCCGTTTTGTGTCCAAAATGCAAATAACCATACTTTTGACTTCGTTTAGCAGATTGATCGCCACATGACAGACAAATCTTATAACCAAGTTCGTAACGTTCAGGATGAATATCGTTTCCACAACCACATTTGATCATATATAAAAAGTATACAACACAATGTGGGTATGGTCAATAAAAAAAGCGTACCGACTGGTACGCTTGTTGTTTTTAGTTGGTTGGTTCGTGATGATAATCTCGTCTTAGATGTTCTAGTTTCAACTCTAAATTAACAAGATTACGCTTGGTTTCTCTTAGTTCGTTTTCAATATCTGAAATTTTTCTAAGTCTTGAATCAAGAATGTAATCTGGATCTGAATGAGATCGGTTTTTGATATCTTCTTCTAACGCACATCCAATATGGTTTGTACCAAAAAGATATTCACAATCGTCATTATAAGTGTTTTTACCACAATAACCGCATACCCACTTTTCTTTTCGTTCATCAGTAATAATCTTTTCTAATCTGGTTAGAATTTCCACTACTTCAGTATTAGATTCGGCATTAAGAATGTCATATGACCAATTCAAAGCATTATCTTCACGATCTTTCAACTCGGGATAAAGTTTAATTAGTTCTTTTTCAATTAGATCAATGTATGGATCGATTTGTTCTGTTTGAATTCTACGCAATGCTTTCGCGTATGTAACTATGATGTTTTCGCTTATTTTGTTCATATTATTTTTTTGTTAATTGTTTTAGTACTTCTCTTACTGTGAAATAAAATATAAATGGAATTAATACCACAAAGAATATTGATAGTACTAACAATAGTCCTATTGCAAATATACTACCAAATAGTAATCCGATTATCAAGTCTATAACTTTATATAATTTATTCATTTTTTTATAAATCTACTATAAATTAGTTTACCTAAATTAGCTGCAAATTTACGTGCTTTCTTTTCTGGCAAATCGTATAAATGTGCATGAAACACTTCTTCAATCAAAACATTAAGTTGTCTACGTGTCAATAATGTCGGGTCTACATGAATTTGTGGATTTTTTATATCAGGATTATCACATAAACCAGAAGCTCTTAACCTAGGATGCGGTTTGTTATAATTCACTGTATATTCTATTCCTTCAAAATTCTTAAATTTCATTCTAAAAATTCTTTTAATTGTTTTTGGTTTTCTATATTTAGAATAACACTGTCTGTCCACGGATGTCCATATCTTAATATGCGGTAACACCATTTTAATCTTTCAAACCAAGTCATTCTTTTGCCATTATAACCTAGTTCAAATAAACTGATGCAGACTTCCTCTTCATCTTTAAATTTTTCAATATAAAGAGCGTGGGAATGACAATCACACATTAAAAATACAGAATCTTCTTTCATACAATTAGTTTACGTTCTAATTTCCAAACACTAGCAATCAAAAATGAACCAAAACTATATATAAATCTACAGATAAATCGTATAACCTTATTATATGGTTTTATGATTAATTTATAAAAATTGGTAGATTCAAACTCTTTGTTCTTTTTAAGTTCTTCAATATGATGTTTGTGGAGTTCTTTTCTTTCAGTGTTATCCATTGCGTCAAACTTAATTAGTTTAATCTTGTCAATAACTCCGTCAATAAATACAATTTCAAATTCAACCCAATAGTCATATGGTCCATCACTGTAATTGTTATAATCATACATGCGTATGGTGCTAGTTGTTTTTACATGTGTCCACCAAACTTTGGTTTCTTTTACCATTCCAAACTTTTCAAACAATGTTTTACCGTTTGGATCGCCTTCTGTATATTCTCGTTCACATTCACGCAACCATAGTGTGCCATCTTCACGAATTTCATAACAATCTAAATCATTATCCAAATCCTTGGTTTGAAACCCATTAGGAATATATCCTTTAGTATCTTGAGGCAGTGGAAGCGGATATTTGCAAATTATGTCATCATACATTCCCATATTAGTAACTATTTTTTAGCTTATATTAAGCATATATTATAATTTATATTTAATTAATTAGTATTAAGCATATCAAGCAACTAAGCGCTTACTATAAAAGCATTGTAGTTTCTATATTTTGTAAAGTCAAGATAAAAAAAATTAATTTTTTAAATAAAAAATATGTATTTTGCATGAAAGGTATTATATTGTCTGGAGGCACTGGTAGCAGATTATATCCATTAACCACTACGGTTAATAAGCAGTTATTGCCGGTTTATGATAAACCGATGATTTATTATCCGTTAAGCACAATGATTACGTGTGGTATACGTGAATTTTGCATCATTTCTACTCCTGAATATTTGCCAATGTATGAAAAGCTATTTGGCAATGGAAATCATCTAGGATTAGAGATAACTTATAAAATACAATACAAGCCAAATGGCATAGCTGAGTCATTCATAATCGCAGAGGATTTTATCGGTAAAGATGACGTATCTCTCATATTAGGGGATAATATATTTCATGGTATTAATCGAATTAAAACCAACCTTAACGGAGCTTTAGTTTTTGCTTATGAAGTTAATAACCCACAAGACTACGCCGTTGTACAGTTTGACGAAAACAACAAGGTTATCAATATAGAAGAAAAACCAAAGAACCCTAAAAGCAAATATGCAATTCCCGGCCTTTATTTCTTTGATAATAGAGTGGTTAAATTTAGCAAATCACTCAAACCATCCAATCGTGGAGAATTGGAAATCGTAGATGTCATGAACGCATATATAAACGATGGTGGTATAGATGTAATTAAATTCCCAAGAGGTACCGCTTGGTTAGATGCTGGTCAACCAGATTCACTATTTCAAAGCGCTGCTTATGTTAAAACTATTCAAGAACGTCAAGGTATAAGAATTGGCTGTATTGAAGAAGAATGTTATAACAAAGGTTTTATTAATAAAAGCCAACTTAAAAAAGTTGTTGATAAATTACCAAACTCAGAGTATAAATGTTATTTACAGAAGTATGAATAAAAAAGAACTAATTAGAAACTTTATTAAAGAAGTACAAAAAACACAATTTGTACCTGAATATTGTCATAACCTTAAAGGTGCTAAGAATAAAGTATATTATTCGGGACCATTGATGGATGAAGAAGAACTTACTGAAGCTATTGATTCATTATTGTTTGGCAAGTGGTTTGTTAGTGGTGAAAAGGTATATCAGTTTGAACGAGAATTTAGCAAAACTGTAAACCAAAAGTACTCTGTAATGGTCAATTCTGGCAGTTCAGCCAATCTAGTAATGATCGCTGCACTTAAACAATACTTCAAATGGACCTCAACTGATGAAATTCTAATTTCTGTAGTAGGATTTCCCACCACTTTAAATCCAGTTATTCAAGCCGGTTTGAAGCCAGTATTCGTAGATATTGAATACGATACCCTAAACTTTGATTTGGATGAATTAATAAAGAAGATTACTTCAAATACCAAAGCTATCTTCGTATCTCCTGTATTGGGTAATCCTCCAGATATGGATAGATTGGTTAAAATCGCTAAAACCCACAACCTTGAAATCATTATGGATGGTTGTGACAGTTATGGTAGTAAGTGGAACGGTAAACATTTGGATGAATATGCTATTGCTACCAGTTGCAGTTTCTATCCAGCACATCACATTACTACTGGTGAGGGGGGTATGGTCAGTTCAAACGTAGAAGAAATTGTTAAACTAGCTAGAACATTTGCTTGGTGGGGTAGAGATTGTTTTTGTGTTGGTCCAGCAAATCTATTAAAGAATGGTAGTTGCAATTGCAGATTCAGTCAGTGGATCAAAGAACTTCCATATGAAATTGACCACAAATACTTTTTCTCACAAATTGGTTACAACCTAAAGCCTCTTGATCTACAAGGTGGTATCGGATTAGCTCAATTAAAGAAAGCTGATGGTATTCATGAATCCCGAAAGAAAAACAAGGATGTTATCCAAAGTATTCTATCCGTCATTAAGGGATTGAAGTTCCCAACAAAACATGACAAAGCAGATGTATCTTGGTTTGGTGTACCGGTAATTTGTGAATCGTTTGAACAAAAGTCTAAGTTGGTACTTTATCTCGAAACAAATGGTATTCAGACACGTAATTACTTTGCTGGTAACATTCTACTACATCCAGCATACACACATCTAGAAAGTTGGAAGAACTATCCAAACGCTACAAATGTACTTGGCAATGTGTTTTTCTTGGGATCTTCACCAACACTAACTCAAGACAATCTAGACTACATGAAAGAAGTTATTGAAAAGTATGAAAATTGATTTATTTGGTGGTACAGGATTTGTAGGCGGTAATTTCAAACGATTGTACAACGAAACTATTCATGTACATGAAAGAGAAGATAATATGCCGGTACATGAAAATGTATTGTACATGATTAGTACCACCCATAATTATCATGTTTTTGACAACGTTCATAAAGATGTAGAAACAAATCTAACTAAATTACTTAACGTATTACAAAATTGTAAAGATAAAAACATAGTTTTCAATTTTGTTAGTAGTTGGTTTGTATATGGAGATGTTGAGTTACCGGCAAAAGAAGATGGTTGTTGTAAACCAAAAGGATTTTACAGTATCACCAAACGATGTGCCGAAGACTTGATTATAAGCTATTGTGAAACATTCAATATTAGATACAGAATACTAAGATTGTGTAATGTATATGGTCCGTCCGATGGAGGTGTATCTAAACAAAAGAACGCTTTACAATATCTAATCAACGAAATAAAATCGAATAACGAAATCAAATTATATTATGACGGCGATTTTATTAGAGACTATATGCACGTAGACGATGTGTGTAAAGCTATATACTCTGTATTGTACCGTGCAGATTATAATCAAATTATTAATATTGGTAGCGGTATACCACAAAAGTTTAGAGATATAATCGACTTTGTTATAAAGGAAACCAATAGCACCAGCAAAATTACCGCTATCGATGCTGTAGATTTTCACAAGATTGTACAAGTAAAAGACATGTATCTGGATGTCAGTAATTTAAATCGGTTAGGATTTAAACAATGTATTAATATTTACGAAGGAATTAAAACACTATTATGAATATATTAGTTACAGGAGGAAGCGGATTTATAGGCAGTCATTTCATTGAAGAGTTTCTTAAACGAAATGATGTAACCAAACTATATAATCTAGATGCAAATACATATGCGGCTAACAAAACTCTACCGTTTGAAAATGACAGTAGATATCAAAAGTTAACGATGGACATTGCGGCTCCATATTTTCCGAGTCAAAAAAGTTATCTTGATTCTTTAAATTTGGATTATGTTGTACACTTTGCTGCAGAATCACATGTTGATAATTCCATCAAAAATCCAAAAAAGTTTATTGATACAAATATAACAGGCACATTTAATCTACTAGAAATGTTCAAAGATACAAAAATTAAGAAGTTTATTCATGTATCTACAGACGAAGTATTTGGTAGTCTGAGTTATAAAGAAAGAGAATTTAACATTGACAGTCCATATCGTCCAAATAGTCCGTATGCAGCAAGCAAAGCAGCTAGTGATCTACTGGTGAGAAGTTATGTTAAAACTTATAATTTCCCAGCTATAATTACAAATTGTAGCAACAACTTTGGTCCAAGACAGTTCCCAGAAAAACTTATTCCTGTTTGTATTGATAAGTTAAAAAAGAAAGAAAAGATTCCGTTATATGGAAATGGATCAAATATAAGAGATTGGATCTATGTTAAAGATCATGTTAATGCCCTAATTAATGTTCTATTAGACGGTATTGCTGGAAAACAGTATTTGATTGGGGGAAACAACGAGATATCTAATATACAACTAATACATTCGATTGTTGCTGTATACGAAACTGTCACTAATCAAAAAGTTGACTGGGAATGGTTTGAATACGTAACTGATCGAAAAGGTCACGACTTTAGGTATGCAATTGATACTAAAGACTTTGAAATAGAGTTCAAAAACTTCAAACTTACAGACTTTAATGAAAACTTAAAATCAACTGTACAAAGTTACTTATAGTGTTTTTGTGTATATAGCTAATTTTGGATTTGCATATCCAAATTTTTTAACTAATTGTCCAGCAACACTGTTTGCTTCGTCTTCAATTTCACCACCAATATCTTGAGCAGGCATTTCTAACTTACCGGTCTCATTTTGTTGGTGGTGAATTAGTTCGTGAGCTATACTACGTAAAACATCTGCCAATCCTCTATTTTTACAATAAACTTTAACGTCGCCATTTGTTTGATTGTAATAAGCATATGTTCGTAAATCATCATCACGTTGTTTTACCAACTTAACTTTAAAAGGTTGATTTAAAGCTAGTTCATCACTAACAAACTTAATGAATTTTAAAATTGTGTATTTATCTAATTTATCCATATTAGAGTCCTGCTTCTTTATAAGACATAGTTACTTTACATTCATCAATCAAGCGTTTACGATTCTGTAAATGAAGATTTTTTATATTGTCTTTGTTTTCCCCAAGATATTTTACCGCAAATCCATCTGATACCAACAATGTATTCAACACTTCTTTTGATTCTGGGTTGATAATTTCACCCAACAATCTACCAAATTTTTCAACATCGTCACTCTTGTGAGTACGAATAATTACTTCTTTCTTACAATTTTCGACGAAAGCCTTGGTATAATCTTTGCTTGCTAAACCGAAAACTTTTTCAACTTTATCACTTGTACGACTTTCAGGAGTATCAACCCCCAACAATCTTACACTTTGATTAGATAGCACCACATTAAAACCCAAGTCAATGTCAACAACAATAGTGTCACCATCTACAACTTGAGTAACTCTTGCGTGGTATTCGTAGGGCATATTAGGATAACGTTAAAAGATATTTTAGTTTATTCAACTGACCCAACATTTCATCTCTGATATTAAGAAGATCCGTGTCAGTAGATTCTAATCCTTTTGGAAGTTCGTTCACTAAATAATCAACATATTTATCACATAAATCCATCGGTGATAAATCTTTATAATTAGACAATTCAATTTTAAAACCATCACGGCTTTCAATTCTACCATATTTACCCATGAAAACTTCAATAAATTCGTCTATTAAATCCGCAAATTCGTCATATGCACCACCAAGTGCTTGATGTTCAGCATAACTTTTTGTTTGCCAGTGATTGATCTTTAATTGATTGTGTAAAGTTAATAAGTTCGTGACTATCATATATGTTATAAATATAACACAAAATCAAGTAACAACTTCTACTTTACAGTTTTTCTTATCAAATATTGCTTCGTCTATTAAATATCTGACAATACAATCACATCTATCTTTAAATTCAACAAAAGATAGTTCATCGGGTTTCCATATACGAACGGTGTTAATATCTTTTATTTCAAAGCGAATACCATTCACTAACCCCTTTCTTTTGATGATAAGATCCATGGGTATAAATATACTGTAATATAATCAATATGTAAATATAAAAAAATTTCAAGTACAAAATGTAATGACTGTTAACTATATATTGAAAATGAAAGATGAGTTACAAAGTTATCTAAAGAAAAAGTTTCCGTTGTTATACCCACAGAATTTTTCATTCGATTGTGATGATGGTTGGTTTAGACTTTTACTGTGGTTGAGTCGATATCTAGACATGTACGTCACTCAACAAAATGAAATGGCCAAAACAAATCCACAATATTATCAATCTGTTAAACAAATTGTAGCTAGACAGATAAAACAAAAGTTTGGCACATTAAGATTTTATTGTGACGGAGGTGATGAACACACAAAATCGATAATTGAATACACTACATTTATATCAGGTTATATATGCGAACAAACAGGCAATACTAATGATGTAGGTTATAACCACAATGGATTTGTACAAGTACTACACAAAGATTTAGCTAAAAATAAAAACGATTTTAACTTCGTTGATGACGAAGAGTTACGAACAATACTAAAAACATATGACCAAAAAACTAATGATCAATAATGATGATATATCGGATGTATCTCAAGATAAACAAAAATTCGTCTCTGTCATTGACAATAACGAGTTATACTTCTACAACGATGTAAATACAGAATCCGCACTAATAGTAAACAAAACTCTGAGTGATCTAGCTAGACAATTGTTAATAGCTAAAATTACATTTGATCTACAAGAAACTCCTCACATCAAATTGCACATCAATAGTGACGGAGGAGAAGTATTCGGCGCATTGAGTATAGTGGATAGAATACAATCATCGAAAGTGCCTGTACACTCATATGCAGAAGGATTAGTAGCAAGTGCTAGTACATTAATCAGTGTAAGTTGTCACAAACGTTATATACGTAAAAATACTATCTTATTAATTCATCAAGTAAGAAGTTGGTTTGAAGGTACATATGAAGACTTTAACGACGAAAAACAAAATATGGACTTGATAATGAAAGTTGTAAAAGACATATATTTGAAACATACAAAGTTTACCGAAGACGAATTAAATACACTGTTGAAACGTGACATTTATTTGAACGCAGAAGACGCAATCAAGTACGGATTAGCTGATGAAATCGTCTAGAGATAAAGAGGGATACGTATATATTATTAGCAACTGTAACTTCCCAGGTTGGATAAAAATAGGGGTTACTAATGATATAAAGGCAAGATTACGTACATATCAAACATCATCACCTCTACGTAACTATAAGATTGAACACTATATTCAACATCCCGATTGTTATGAAGCTGAAAAAAAAATAGCTGATAAATTAAGATACTTTGCTACCGAAATCAAAAATGAATGGTTCAAATGTAACTTGGAAATTGTAAAGGGAAAAGTAGATGAAAGTCTCGACCCCGAAGAAAATGTGTTGACTTTTATAAAAAAGAGTGTATAGTTATAGTATAGTTATGAATACAATAGCTAACAAATTGATCTGTCTGAGTCTAAACTCTAGCTGGCAACCAATTGGTTTCAAAACCGTAAAAGATGCAATTATTGATCTTTGTGGGGCTGAAGTTGATGGCAAGCCTTCTAGTTTGGCTTTAGACATTGATTATGAGATGAATGAAAACGGAGAGCCAAATCTCTCTGTTCCAACCACTATGAATCCCGTAAGTTGGAGTGAATGGTTAAAACTACCTATTCGTCCATGGGATCTTGTGATCAATTCAGCTCACATGTCAGTTCGTGTGCCAACTGTAATCATTGCTGTTAACTTTAATAAGATGCCTGTAAAGTCGTTTAAAGGTAAACCTAGTAAAGATGCAATTTATAACCGTGATAACGGTATTTGTCAGTATACTGGCAAAAAGATTGATCGTAACACTGCTACAGTAGACCACATTCTACCTCGTAGTAAAGGTGGAGAAGACAGTTGGACCAATCTAGTATTGTGTTCACGGGATATCAACTCTAAGAAAGGTAATCGTTTGAACAGCGAAGCTGGACTAAAGTTGATCAAACAGCCACATATTCCACAACCAGTTCCAGTGTCGGCTTTGATAAAAGAAGCAAAACACAAAGACTGGGAACACTTTTTAATGGGTGTTTAAACCACAAAAGATATAATCTTCGGATTATATCTTTTTTTTATTTATATTTATTGTATGTGGATCAATACAATAAATTTTTATTAGAAACCTACAAAGGTGGATTACGTGCTTGGTTTGGCAAAGGACCTGTAGGCAGTACATCTGGTGGGGGGTGGGATCGTTATGACAGTACCGGCAAAAAAGCTGGTAAATGTGGCGATGCTAAACAAGGAAGTAGTTACAGTGCTTGTTTGGGTAAAAAGTATGCTGCTAGAATAAGAGCAAAAGGCGGCAAAAAAGCAATTGCTAATTGGGTTAAACGTAAAAAAGCAGCACAAAGATCTGCTGGTAGAGGAGAAAAAGGTAGTGGTGGTAAAGGACAATCTCCTGTAAGAGTGAGTTATAAAGAAGAATTGAGTGAAATATTTGTAATTGATCAAAGAGAAAATTTAAAACAAGATCTAATAAAATTTTTACGTCAAGAATTTCAAAATGGTAATTTACAAGCGGTTCATGGTGGTATAAGTACCACAGAATTTAAACCAGAAGATTGGTTAGAAGCAATTGCGGATCATACAATCAATCACATGATTCAATATTTTGAAACTATACGCAGTCAAACTGAACGTAACATTTATTCGTCTGTTCCAATATCTTCTAACGAATAATATAATATTTAAAGTAGTTGATCGTTACATAGTTATATAGTACTATAAGAAATATATGAGTTACTATATCAAAGATACAACAATAGACAAAGTAGTCACATTCGATGACCCAAATGATGTCGTTAGCTATTTGGAGAATCTATGTCGCACCAAACTTCGTAAAACCCGCAAAGAACTAATGTTTGAGATGGAAAGTCTCGGACATGGATTTGATGATCGTCAAGGAGTGAATTTTACTGCTATGATGGGTGAATACTTTGAAGTGGGAGCACTAAAGAAAGATGGTAGAATGGTTCGAACCAACATACATGAGTTGGCTAGAAACTTGAAATATCGTAAAGAAATGGGCGATTAAGTTTATGATTAACTTGGATATCAAGTGGTCCGATCCAGTTCAAATCGAAAAAAACGGTGATGTAACATTTCAACGTGAATGGATAATTGATCCTATTTATCTAAATCAATTCTTTGCTTACTGGAAAGTAAACAAACTATCATTGAAAAGCAAAGGTTACGGAGTCGTTAAAAGAGAACAAAACTGGGTTCTAACACAAGTCAATGATAATCCAACGTTATTTAAAGATCCAAAAAAACCCAAACAAAAAGTAGATGAAACGTTGCCATTGTACGAAGTAAAAACTCCAGATGGATTGCGTCCATGGCAAGTTGGAGCAGTAAGTAAGATCGTATCTTCAATTGAAAAGTGGGGGGCTGCAGTTGATGGTAGTGATGTCGGATGTCATGCAAAAGGACAACCTATATTGATGTTTGACGGAACCATAAAATTGGTAGAAAATATCGTGGTGAATGATGTGATAATGGGATGGAATGGACCTCAAAAAGTGACATCATTATGTTCTGGAAATGAACAGATGGTGAAAATTGTTCCTACAAAAGGGGATTCCTTCATTGTCAATATTAATCACATTTTAACTGTAAAAATAACCAAATTACATTCTATTAAAAAATCAATTGGTGGATATAAACCCAATGAAATATATGATATCAAAGTGTCTGATTATCTAAAATTACCATTATCAGTAAAAAAACACATGAAACTATTTCGTGTGGGAGTTGATAATTGGACGACCAAGAATCATCCATTTTCTCCATACTTCATTGGTCTATTGTTAGGTGATGGTGGTTTATCACAACCATCTGTGGTTACGTTCACATCAATAGACGATATTTGTTGGCAATCAATTATTGATGAATCTCACAAAAACAATTGGTTATTGGGAAACACCAATGAAACAATAACAAAACGAATAACAAATGCACCTACATTATTTAAATATTTACGGAATGTGGGATTATTACCAATCAAATGTGAAGATAGATTTATTCCTACGGAGTATAAAATTTGCAACAAAAATCAAAGATTAGAAATACTTGCTGGTTTATTGGATTCTGATGGTTATTATAGAAACGGGGGTTATGATTTTACTAGTAAATCATATCAACTTGCAAAAGACGTAGAGTTTATATCACGATCTTTAGGTTTTGCAGCATATATTAAATCAGTCAAAAAGAAATGTACAAATAATGGCGTTGTGGGCGATTATTACAATGTTTCAATCAGCGGAAATTGTGAAACAATTCCAACCCGCATCCAAAGAAAAAAGGCAAATATAAGAAATCAAAAGAAAGATGTGTTGGTTGACGGATTTACGGTTAAATCTATGTCAAATGATGATTTTTATGGATTTTCACTTGATGGCGATGGTAGATTTCTTCTTGGTGATTTTACAGTTACTCATAATACAGGTAAAACATATACAGCTACAGCCGTAGCCAGAGAATTAAACATGGACATAATGATTGTGTGTCCTAAAGCAGTTAAAGAAAGTTGGAAACGGGTTATTAAAAACCATTTTAAGTTATGGGGTAAATGTGTAGGTGTTATTAACTATGAAGCTCTACGCACTGGTAAATCAGATAGTATGTTTGCGTCATATGTAAAACGTAGAGATACCCATCGTAAAGAATTCGTCTGGAAAATACCCAAAAACACTCTTATTGTGTGGGATGAAGCACAAAAACTAAAGAATGCTAAAACCAAGAACAGTGAGATGTGTATGGCAGCTCTCAAACAAGGTTACAAAATGTTGTTTTGTAGTGCTACTATGGCTACTAATCCACTTGAACTGCGTACTGTAGGACAGTGTATTCAATTGTTCAAGAACAACAAACAGTATTATGAATGGGCATATGCACATGGTGTTACTAAAGGTAGATTTGGATTAGAATTTCGTGGTAATACAGATGCTTTAAAGAAACTAAGCAATGACATATTTGTTAACAGAGGCGTTCGTCTCAATCGTGATTCCATTCCTAACTTCCCAGAAAGTCAAATTATCGCTGAATGTTATGAAATGGATAAAGAAGACCAAGACAAGATTAATTCAGCATATGCAGAAATGCAACTTGAGTTGTTAAAGATTGAAAAATTACTCAAAAAAGATAAAAAGAGTAGTGAGTTAACAGCAATACTAAGGGCTAGACAAAAAGTAGAAATGATCAAAGTACCATTATTTGTTGAAATGGTAGAAGAAGCTCTTGAAAACAATATGAGTGTTGTTGTGTTCTGTAATTTCTCAGAAACTATTGAAGCACTTAGTCAACGATTGAACACTAAGTGTGTTGTTAACGGTGAAGCAAAATATGCAAAGACTCGTCAACAAAGTATAGATGATTTTCAGGCAGATAAACAAAGGGTTATATTGATAAATCTCGCCGCTGGTGGTGCTGGTTTGAGTTTACACGATGTTACTGGTAAGTATCCTCGTTTGGCTTTGATCAGTCCATCTTACTCGGCTGTTAATATGAGACAGGCAACGGGTAGAGTATGGCGTGATAGTGCAAAAAGTAAAAGTATACAGAAGATTGTGTTTGTGTCAGGCACAGTCGAAGAAAAAGTATGTAACAGTGTAAATCAAAAGTTAGCCAACCTAGATTTACTTAACGATGGAGATATGAATTATGTCTAAAGAAAACAATAAATATATGGTTAAGTCAGCCGATTGGTCTATGACTGTTAGTGTGAATGAAGAAATTTTTGACGATCCACACATTGAAGCGTGTACTAGATGTATCGAACGAAAAATTAAATCCCTAGAACCAGATGAAGATTTTCTTGTTAATCCCATCATGTTTGTTAAAAGTTTAAAGCGTAAAAATAGCAAAGAAAAAATTGTTAATACATACAAAGTACTTTTAAATGCGGGATTTCCAAGCAGAGCTGAAACTCTACGTAAAGTATTTTATGCATCCACAGAAGTGGATCTAGCAAGTGAACCATTATCATCGTCTAAATACTAATGGATAATATATTTGATCAACAACAAATTGTTAAAAAGTTAGAAGAGCTTGATGCTTTAAAAGTTAAAGTTGAAAAGCTTTTGTCTTTGAGTGAAATTGGACAAGACGTTAGAAAAGAGCTTGAGGAATTCAAAGAACTGCGTAATAAAGGTGTAACTATACCACATTTGGAAAAACAATTTGCCGATCAAATATACCCTAAAAGACCACTCATGGGTAGATACAGCAAACCCATAACTGAATCTGAAATACGTGAGGCTCAAGAAAGAACTCCATCAGCAAAATTTGCAGCTAGATTATTGGGGGTTAGTTATAATACATTTAAAAATTATGCAAAAAAATATGGCATTCATAAAACAAAAGGATGGCCAATTGTAAAAGGAAAAACTGCTACAAGAAGTTTAAGCAATCCGCATGTTGGAAAGTATCCAATCAATGACATTCTTGATGGCAAACATCCAGACTTTCCAATTCATAGACTCAAAGATAAACTTATTAGAAGTGCTATTAAAAAAGCAGAATGTGAACAGTGTGGATTTCACGAGCGTAGAATCACAGATGGTAAGATTCCACTGTTGTTAAACTTTGATGATGGTAACAATAAAAACCACAAAATAGAAAACATACGTATGTTGTGTTATAATTGCACATTTACAAGCGGTAAAGGATATATTAGTAAAGGTCCAAAAGTATTTGATCCAGATATCTTACAAGACAGCAAAAAAATACTAAAACAACGTTTTTGATTATATTTAATTATAAATGAACAACCATCATCATTTATTATCTAAGCACGGCGTATTAGTTTCGTTTAATATTGCTAGGAAAATAAAACCGTCACAAATAAAATCCATTCGTAAAAAGCTAGAAAGTAAATTTACCGATCCAACGATAATCGAAAAAGAAATCAGTAAAGAAATTAAAAGAAAAACAAAAAAATTTTTGGGTGACAACGAAATACCGGGATTAGTTCACGATGAATATCCCCAAAAAAAGATTTATATAAACAAAAAAATCCAAGTTAAAATATTAAATTTATCCAATAAAGTAGCAGCTTATTGTAATAGTAATAAATTTACAAAAGAACATGTAATATTTTTTGTACAAGCACTTTTACATTTGTTAAAAATATCAAACGAGGATATGCAAAGATTTAAACAAAAATATAATATTAATCAAGACCCGCCAGATGACTATTTAGATGAAGACGATATTGACGAAGAAGAAGAAGAATGAAATTTATGGATATATTAAATATTAATGATGTTGTACCTCTAATAGAAGGAAAAAAAGTTGTATTTGTTACAGGTGTTACCGGACAAGATGGTAGTCACATGGCAGACTATCTTTTAACAAATACCGATTACTTTATAGTGGGGGGAGCTAGACGACTAAGTATCAAGAATCACGAAAACATAAAACACTTGGAAAATAATCCGAGATTCAAATTAGTTAACTTTGATTTGAGTGATGCACATAGTATTAGCAAAATTGTAGAAAAACTAAAACCAGAGTACTTTATTAATTTGGCCGCACAAACATTCGTTGGATCTAGTTGGGACTTTCCATCTCAAACGTGGGAATGTAATACCACAGGCGTAATTCACATCTTAGAAGCAATTAAACAACATAAACCATCCTGTAGATTCTACAACGCGGGTAGCAGCGAAGAATATGGAGATGTCGAATACATTCCACAAGATGAAAATCATCCAGCAAAACCTCGTAGTCCATATGGAGCAAGTAAATCAGCAGCTAGACAATTGGTTAAAGTATACAGAGAATCATATCATTTATATGCAATTCAAGGATTGTTGTTCAACCATGAAGGTATTCGTAGAGGAGAAGAATTTGTAACTCGTAAAATTACAAAAGGTGTAGCAAGAATCAAGAAAGCTATAGTTGAAGGTAAATCATTTGAACCAATTGAATTGGGTAATGTAAAAGCTAAAAGAGATTGGAGTGACGCTGAAGATTTTGTCAAAGGTATTTGGTTAATGTTGAATCAAGAAAAATGTAGAGTTGATATGGACAGTAATATGCAAATTGAAGAATATGTACTATCTAGCAATGAAACACATACAATCGCAGAATTTGTTTGGCATGCTTTTAAAGTTGCTGGAATTGAAGGTGCATGGCACGGTGAAGCAGAACGAGCAGAATTTAGCATCAGTACCAAAGATGCGATTAAATATGAACCTGTTTCATCCGTATTGGTTAAAATCAATCCCAAATTCTATAGACCAGCTGAAGTAGATCTGTTATTAGGAGATAGTACCAAAGCTAGAAACGAATTGGGATGGAAACCAGAAATTTCATTTGAACAACTTGTGGAAAAAATGGTACTTAATGATCTAAAACAAATTGGATTATGAGTGACTCATATACATTATATAATGAAACAGTAATGGATCATTTTATTAACCCAAGAAATATGGGTGATATAAAAGATGCTGATGCAATCGGTGAAGTGGGCGCAGCTGCGTGTGGGGATATAATGAAAATTAGTCTTAAAATAGACGAAGAAACCAAAAAAGTTATTGATGCTAGATTTAAGACTTTTGGATGTGGTAGTGCTATAGCAGCTTCATCTATGGCTACCGAATTAATAAAAGGTAGAACCATAGAAGAACTTGAAAAGAATTTTAGTAATGATAATATAGTAGAAGCATTAGGCGGCCTACTACCAGTAAAAATTCACTGTTCGGTTTTGGCACATGAAGCATTAAGTGCAGCGTTAGAAGATTACAAAAAAAGAAAAGGAATATAAATTATGTTTAACAACAAAATACAAGGAATGAATCAAACTCCAAATGTTAATTTTGGATTGAAAGATACACAATCGGTACAATGTACTGAATGTCAATGTGCCGTTTTTCAAAACGGTGTTATGTTTAGAAAAGTAAGTAAAATCCTAGCCGGTACAGATAAAGATGCATTGGTACCAATTAATATACCATATTGTGTCAATTGTCTAGAACCATTGGATGAACTATTACCGACCGAATTAAAAAAAGTAAAGTTTAGTTTAGAACAATAAATCAAAACCCCTCGTAAGAGGGGTTTTTTATTTTATATCTTAATAGTCTTTGGAAAATATTTCAACTTAGATACAACATAATCAGTATCATAAAAAGCACATTGTTGTTCATATCCAATATAAAATTTGTTGAAATCATCCAAATAATCAGAACTACCCAGTTGATAATCTAATAGTAAATCAGTATCATCTAAATATTCTTTTTCGGCGCCAAACTTACCACAGATAATTCTATTACCAATCTTCTTTGCTGTATATGTACATAAACCAAATCCCTCGCCACGATTTAAAGTAAAATAAACATCTCCAATTTCATGTATAGTATTTATTTCATCGTTATTTAAGTTTTCAAAACAAAATATAACTTTGGGTGGATTATCATATTGTTTTAATAAATTAAACATTTTGTACTTTAAAACATCAGTTTCTTTTGAAGAGAAAAACTCAAGATATGTTTTGATAAACAAACATACGTTATCATCGTTAGTAAATTTTGTACAAAAACTATTAATTACCTGACTTATATTTTTTCGATTAGAATACTGTGATATGTTATAATAAACTGTATTTTGTTGCGTTATGGTTTTTATTAATGAAGGATTTTGAACAAATTGATATCCATCAAACATTACAAATCTATTATATAAACTATAAGAGTTGATATTTGTTGTTTGAAATGGAAATGTATCGTGGTACCAAAGATTTAATTTCTTATTAACACCACTTTGTTTAAATGTTTCTATATTAAACTTAGAAGGAACTATAACTTCATCGACGCTGTTATTGATGAAATTAACCCATGTAGGATGTAATTTTGTAGTTTCCCAAGTGGTTAATCCATATACTTTTTTGCTTCTTGGAGTCTGATCAAAAATAGGCTTCCAAGCCTCAGGTGTATGATGAATGATAACAGAATCGTACTCAATTTTATTATTTAAACAATTAAATACCAATTGTTCTTCTTCGTTTACTGGTTTATAGAAATCTGAAGTTGTAAACTTATCATGCCACTGTACATTATAACCAGACTGTAATAATTGATAAATATAGTTTCTAGCAGCATAACTGTATCCTGTATAACTGTTTTGTGATATGTATAGTACATTTTTTCCTTTTATGAAACTTAAATTCTTGAAGTCATAACTATACAAACATCTATAATCCTTTAATAAAATTACTTTAAATGTAATACCGTTTTCAAAAAACGATATATCTTTGTTAATTCCAGAATAATATTCAGTATTTTCGTTTAGACTAACAGCATCAACATATTTTATATTTTTGGATAAACTATCTTCCCAAATAAATAACCCAGGTTCATTGTTGACCGATTCATTTATTCGTACTTTAATTAATAGAGGACTATGTTGCTTTTCAATCAGTGTAACCGACATAACAAAGATAACTATTGTAAACTAATCAAGCAACATTTTTTTATTACTAACTTTCTCGTCAATTACTCCCATTTTTCCTTTAAGCATCCTTAAAGCAGCTTTGGGATTCATTTTACCAAAGTTAAATCCCATTATTCCATACTTTTGACAAAACTCTTCTAACTCTTGAATATCTTTTGGGTCATACTGTTGAATAGGATCATTAATATAACCAGTATCAGTATCTACATTTGATTGTTTACGTCTCAACATAGCTTGATATGGATCAAAACCATTAATAGATGATACAGGCGCACTCTGTTGACGCATTACCATCATAGCCTGTACGTTACCCATGCCTATTGTCGGCCATTCTTCCATAACTCAGAAATAAGTTGTAAAACCAAAGTACTCAGCTAAAAATCTTTTTAAGAATTCTGAGTTTCTACCTTTTAGTTCTTTACCACCAGCATATCTCTTATACTGACTCTTCATACCTTCCAAGTCATTTTTCAATGCAAATTCGGTAAACTTAGGAAATTTCTTCAATGTACCCATATTGAATACAAAATCAATAAACATTTCTTCTTGTTGAGGAGTTAATTTAACACTGCCTAGTTCCTTGTAAACTTGTTGTTTTGCTTTTGCTAAATCCGTCTTTAACAGAGACTCAGCTTGAGCATCTGTTATACCTTTACTAAAATCCTCACCTTTTTGTATTTTATGACCATATCCAATAGTATCACTGCCACCTTCAAAACTCTTGTGAGGAAACCACAATTTCTTTTCAGTATTATATCCCACTTTACCTTGATTTTCTACTTTCTTAATATAGTCCATAAAAGACCCAACAGATTTTTGCACACTTTGTGTTATAGCTGCTTGATCCGTTGGTTTTATTTTCGAAGCATCAACTTTACCAGACATTGCGCCCAATCCAATAGCTCCAGCAGCAACCCAGTCTTTCCAACCTTCTTCAAGATCGTGTGCAACTTTTACTTCGTTAAACTTTCTACCTTGTGGACCGAAATGATCTAGGTGGTGATACACATCGTCCAAGTATTCACCGGCCAAGTTCAACTTAGCTTTTACCCAGTCTTCCAACTCAGAATCTGGTTGCAACATTCCCTCTAATTCTTTAGCATCACTGTTAAGTTGTTTCAAAGCACCCATAGCCATACTGCTATTAAATTCTTTTAACATATGACGTACCACCGTTTCATATATTTCTCTTACTGGTTTACTTTGTGTATGTTTACCAGCTTGTCTTAGTCTTCTAGCTTTACAATGAGCTTTTTGACTAAAACCTTTTGCGTTACTACAATCAATACTTTTTTTATACTTATTTGTCCATTTTTCATTTATTTGATCATCAGAAGTACCCGATTCTTTTTCATCGTGGTAAAACTTCAAATAATCACGTACTGTAGCTACATAGTCACATGCATGATTCAATTTAGCTTTAACCCAGTCTTCTAAATTATCATCTACGTTAAACATCGATTGTAGTTTTTCACTATAATCAACAATCTTAGTAACGTCACTTTGAGCCATCTCAGCTGATTCGTTAATTGTTTCGGGTTCCATTAATTTATCTAATGTATTATTCTTTTGTGCATTTTTCAAGTCTTTGGTTTGTATTGGTAACAACTCAGACGCAGAATATCTAGATTGATCACCGGTAAACTTATAATATCGTGGTAATGTAGCGATGTCCCAATCAGTATTGATAGGATCTACTATTTGCAAGAAATAATAAGACTTATCATTATACATGTCAGGTGAGGGTCTTGCTTTATCAGAGAAAAACCCCAATTGTCCTGTACGTCTAATCTTGAACAGAGGCATAAAATTATATTACTTCTTCTTTAACTTACTAAGTGTCATTGCTAGTCTAGCACGTTGACCAACTTTACCACCCTTTTTTGCAGCGGCTGCTAACTTACCGGCTGGAATTTTTTCTCCACTTGGAACGTGTAGTGATTTCTTCAAAGCGCCTGGTTTACTAATGGCTTTTTGTATCCATTTCTTTTTAGCTTCATCCATTGAATCTGATTCATCGGATGTAACATCATCAACAGATTCACCGCTTTCTTCTCCAGCTTTAATTGGCAATTGATCGCTGCTCATATTAGCAGCGTTAGCTTCTACATCATCTTCAGCGGGTACTACAGCATTTGCATCTTCTGGGCCAGCTGGAGTTTGATCAACATCCTCTCCCGGAGGAGTTAGTTGTGTCATTAATAGATTATGAAGTTTTTGAGCAAGTTCACGATCCAATGTAATAGTTACAGATTCTCTTTCTGCATCCACATTAACATCGTCTTGTTCAATTTCATGAATCATTTTTTTGATAACTTCTTTTAGTTGTTGTTTATTCATAGTTTTTTTGCTTTCTGCATATCCGACAAAATCATATCCACTACCATTTGTACCAGATCCAATCATTGTTCCGTCTGATGGGTATGGACTTTCCATAGCTTGAGCTGGATAAGCTTCACTCATTCTCCAACCACCGCCTTTACTCTTATACCATTTTGCAGCCCATCCATTAGCATAAGCTGAATTACCTGTTATTGTTATCAAACCATTTTGATACATAACCCAAGTATTATTTTCAGTTGTTGGACACCATACATCTTCGTTTTCAACTTTTTCAAATTTAATATTTTGAACCGAATGATATTTTTTATTTCTAATAAAATTAGCAGATGTAATATAATCTCTATCATTTACTGAAACGTAGTAACCACTTAGATAAGCTGCGAGTAATCCAGCATCTAAATGATCTGAATTTTTTTGTACAAATCCAAATGTATGTCGTCCTTCTATTTTAGAAGATGTACCTTTATCCCAACCATCATATATTATTGATGCGGCTAAAAATGCTTTTCTTTGATCTGAACTCATATTAATTACATTTTCAGTCCAATTGTCAAATTTTGAAAAATCTTCTAATAAAATTTTATTTTCTGTTTTTAATTCAGCACACATTACGATCCTAGATCTTTTTGGCAAATCTTTGGTTTCAATTAATTCTGTAGTAGAATAATCATTGCCTCTTCTAACTACCCATTTATGATTAGGTGTACATTTGATTGAAAATCCGGTTGGTTTAAACATTCTCATCATCTCGGCGTTTTCAAAAAAATTAAGATTTATAATTGGTTTCCATTCCAGTTCATCTTTTTCTATATTATATGTAAGAATTAACTCTCCTTTATTTAATTCTTCATATGATTTCCATCCGTTTTTTGTTAACGCTTTACTATCCAATGGTACACATGGATAAACATCAAATTTTGAACGAGCCGCTGATTTAGCTCTAGCCCAAAGTGCGGGATTGGTTGGCTTTGGTTTTCTTTTACCTTTACCGGATTTTCTTCTTTTCTTTTCGTCTAACATAGCTTCTTCCAAGCTACTAAACACTTGTTCTTCCAGCTCAATATCAATAGTTTTATTAATAATTGGTTCACTGTTTCTACCGTCAACTTGACCATTTGGTGTTTTACCGATAATACCACTCATATTTCCCTTTTGTAATCCACCATTACCCACTCTTGCCTCATCGTTAAAACTTTGGTTTGGATCACCAAAGCCAGAACTGGTTGATGGTTTAAATTCACTTGCTAATCCAGCAGCAACTAACTTAGAATAGTATTTTGGATCTTCTGTTAAATGATCCATTGCAATTTCTTTTGCAATATCTAAATCGTTGGTATGTTCCATTTCAATTTGTATACCTGTACTTAATTGAATTGGATCAACCTGATTCGTTGAAGTCTTATCACCGATTCCTCCTGGCAACTTTACTAAATTATTAATCATTCTTCAGTCCTTGTTGAAATTTTAAAAAGCTTTTACCACTTCCTGCGCCTGGGTCGATCATCCATCTACGACCTCTCATTGGGTCACTTCCTAAACTCGGATCGTGAAATCTACCATCACCGATATAATGCCATCCTTTATGAAGTGGTTCTGGTTTATGGTATTTAGGAGGTCCGTCTTTAGCAAAGTTTCTCATATATAATAAACATTAACTCCAATTTCTACGTTGTTTCTTCTTTTCGTGTAAATCCCTCATTATTTCAGATATAGCTTTTTCTTGTGGTGTGCGATAATCAGGTATTTCTTCTAATTTTTTTTCTTCTTCTCCATCATCAATACCCATCATGTGGAGTTTACTATAGTATTGATTGTCTTTTTTTAAATTGTTCACAACGTTTTGTTTGGCTACTTGTTTATCTTTTAGTACAAGTTTCTTCATTTCATAATCAATACCCATAATAACTTCATCGGGAGTTACTTTATATTTAATTTTTTCAACATCCCCCACATAATCTCTTGGGTTTTGACCAGTATAAGGTCCAAATGGGGTTATTTTTGACATTGAATCTTTTGCATCGGCTGTAATCTTGCTTTTATCAGTTAATGTGCCAAAATGATTAGGATCTTGTGACACATCTGGACTCGTAAACATAGACACATCAGAAGCACCAGAAACAGCTCCTCCTTGTGCAAAGGGTAAACCTTGCATCATTCTGTCGCCGGTATCTCCTAATTCTTGTAGTTTAGACATATACTTATAAATATATAAATTGTGATTTTAAATCTTATATTTATAATATATAGCAAATTATATTAGTTGATTCAATTGGTCGTATGCAAAAGTGCATTGTTACATTAGTGGACAATAAAAATCCACACGAACTAAATAACTTAGTCGAAAGTTTAAACACCTTTTTTGTTGTTAATAATAAAGATGTAGATTTTTTGATTTTTTACGAAGATGGTTTTGACAAAAACGCTGTTAAAAAACTAAATATAAGTGGTAAAACTATTTATCATAAAGTAGATTTTTCTACAGATCATTTATCAGACAAAGAAAAATTGGAAATTCCCACTACATTTTATAATTTTAATATTGGTTACAGAATGATGTGTAGATTTTTTTCAGGAGAAATTTTTAAAATTTTAAAAAAATATAATTATGAGTATATTTTAAGACTGGATACCGACTCTTCTTTTTATGAAATTGTTAATAGAAATATATTTGACGAGTTTATAAATAATAATGCGTCATATGGTTACATCAATATAACCAACGATAGGATGGAAGTCAGATCCCAATTATTACATCATATCACGAATTATATAGTAAAAAATAAAATAACAACAAACATTTCATTGTTTGATACTATCATACACAATTATAACTTGGTATATTATACAAACTTTGAAATGATAAAAGTTTCAGAATTTACAAATGATAAACACCTAAATTTCTATCAACATTTAGATTCAATCAACGGTTTTCTAAAATTTAGATGGGGCGATCACGCGGTTCGATTTTTTTATGTTAATTTATTTATAAATAAAGAACACATACATTATTTTAATGATGTTGCATATAAACATCAATTCTATTTAAAAAACCGTCCATTTTCACTAAATGAGTATATAATATAATGAGTTATCCAAATCTAATGCCTTTTCAAGAATCTCCATTTAATGGCGATACCTATATAGAAAATGAGTTTATAAAATTAAAAAATAAATTCAATATAAATGTTGCTATAGAAACAGGAAGTTGTCTTTATAGCACATCTTTGTGGTTAGCTGATAATTTTGAAAAAGTTTATACAATTGAAATAAACGATGAATATGCAAAATTTGGTAGACACAAAATCGAATCATTAAACAATGTACACTTTGAAATAGGAAAAAGTTCGGAATTTTTAAATAAAATGTTGAGATTCAATATTCTTTCTTTTGATAGATGTATATTTTTTCTTGATGCCCACTGGGAATCACATTGTCCATTATTAGACGAATTAAATGAAATATCCCACATTAAAACTTTGCAACCACCTGTTATCACAATACACGACTTTTATACCGGCGATGAGAAACTTGGATATGATTGTTATGATAATAAAATCTTCAATCTAGAATATATCTCAAAATCAATCAAAACGATTGAAGAAAATCTTAATTGTAAATACTCATACTATTACAATACAAATGCGGTAAATACTTTCAGAGGAATTATTTACCTATTTCCCGTGTTATGAAAATTCAAAATTTTATTTTTACATGGAATCAATTTGTTCCAAATGCAATTGATATTGAATCAAAAATTAGTAAATATGGAAAAACAACAGTTGTCAATTCGAATGTAAATGAAAAACGTGACCATTGGATTAATTTAAATGACGGTTATTTTGCGGAACAATGGAATGCATTAGTATCAAATATTGATTCCGATACCGATTTTATATTTCATATTCAAGCAGACGCTACGGTTGATGACTTTGATAAGCTATACTCTAGATTCTATAATACTGTTTCCAAATACGATGTTGGTATATATTCTCCGAATGTACATTACACAGATCATAGATACAATAAAAATCTATTAACCAAATTAGAAGAAAATGTATATGAAGTACCAAATACAGATTGTACATGTTGGTTTATAAACAACAAGTTGATAAACAGTAAATTAATCTATGACATACAAACAAATAAAATAGGATACGGTGCAGACTGGTATTATGCTGCAGAATCAATTATGCAACACAAGTATGTGTTAAGAGATTACACATTTACCGTAAATCATCCACACCATAAAAATTACGACAACAATAAAGCACAGGAATCTCTATCTGTATGGATAAATGAACAATCAGATAATATAAAAGAAGAAATATTAAAATTAATGAATAAACATGAAATTTATTTCGATAAATAATTCAATATACTTATATTTACAATTTCAACATATAATTTATAGAATATTGTTATTATACTAAAATGAAAGTTTTATTAATTTCCCCAAATATCAAAGGCTTTAAAGATGGAATTAATCGTATCCAACCTCCTTTAGGTTTATCCTATTTAACCAGTTATTTAAAAGAAATATGTGATGTTTATGTAAAAGATACCGCGATAGATGGATATGAAAACGAAACTTATATAGATAAAAAAATGGTAATGATTGGACAATCAAACAAAGAAATAGAAAATTATATAAACAACATAAATCCTGATGTGATAGGTGTTTCTGTTTTATTTGCTAATTTAATGGATAGTGTTCATCAAATTGCAAATATAGCAAAAAAAATTAATAGTAAAATAATTTTTGTTGTGGGTGGAAATCATATAACAAATATAATTCATGACTATGAATGTGGTATAGATAATACTAAGTATATTGTTAATAGTAATATAGATTATTATTTTAAAGGCGAATCGGAATTAAATTTTACAGAATTTATTAAACGGTTAAAACTTAAATCTGCAATTGATGACGTTTCTGGTTTATGCAAATTTAAAGATAAATTTATTATTAATAATAACAAATCGTTTTTAGATGTTTCCGAATTAAAAGATCCAAGTTGGGAATATTTTAATATGGAAAAATACTTTTCGGTGGGTCTTTTTCATTCAGCACAGTCGTATTCTAATAGAGTTTTACCTGTAATGTCGTCTAGAGGATGTCCTGAAAAATGTCAGTTTTGTACCACGCCAATTACATGGGGATCTAAAGTTAGATGGAAAAATCCCAGATTACTTTATAATGAAATTAAAAAATCTATTATTGATTACAAAATTGGAGAAATACAATTTCAAGATGATACAATTACGGCTAATTTAAAAAATTTATATGAATTATGTAATTATCTTGAAGAATTCAATTTGCCATGGTGTACACCAAACGGAATAAAAATTAATTACCATCAAAACGATCAATTTGAAATGTTTGAAAAAATGAAAAAAAGTGGTTGTTATCAAATAACATTTGCGTGTGAAAGTGGCTCACAACGAGTATTAGATAATATTATTAAAAAAAATATAAAAGTATCAACGTTTAAAGATAATATTAAAAAAGCAAAAGATGCAGGTTTATTTGTACATACATTTTGGATTGTAGGATTTCCAGGAGAAACCAAATTTGACATGGAAAAAACTATAGAGGTTGCATCCGAATCCGGCGCAGATAGTTTTTCTTTATCAATTTTCAATCCATTACCAGGCACACCATTGTATCATAAAGTTATTAAAGAAAATTTGTGGTGGGATTCAAGCAAAACCATAGATAACATGACGTTTAGAAATTCTTTAATTAAAGTGGATAATTTTTCAAATGATGAAGAATTTGAAAAATTTGTTGAAAAAAATAATTTTTATTTAAACAATATACTTAAAAATAATGATTTTAATCGATATGAATTGGTATCAAAAAATAGAGGAGTCAGTTTAAGAAATGATAAAAAATTCATAAAACAGACTTAATTCTATTTTTTAAAAGTGAGGAACTTATTCCAGGCGTTCTGTTTATTAGATATAATTGTTTTTTATTAATAGGATACATTTTATTAATCTTTTCATCCTCTTCTTTTCCAGCAACAACAAAATCAACATTTAAATTATCAATAAAAGATTGTGTTGTAATCACAGGCGCATTCTCATATATTTCATCATATAAACAGGTGTCTTTAATATTTTTTAATCTAACTTCATATGAGTCTATTGGCTTATCTTTATATGTCATAACATCCGTGTCGTTATGTACACCGACGATGACTTTATCAAACAAATCTCTACATTTTTTTAATAAATTAAAATGTCCTGTGTGAAACATATCGCCTACTAATGATGTGTAACAAATAACAGGATGTTTATTATCATCAAATAGATACACATCACTTACATTATCATTAACTTCGGTCCATTCTTTGTTATGTTCATTACATCTGGTTTGTGGCACCATATAATATCTACCATATCGTAATTTTAAAACGGTCTTAATATGTGAAGGACAACTAAATTCGGCGTTTTTTATTTTTATTTTATTTAAATTCTCTATACATTTAGACGGAGTTTTTAACTTAGAATTATACTGATCACTAAATAAACAATGTTCATATATGTCACCTTTTTTTCTATAAAAATATATATCCAACCATCTAGAATTAACAAGTGTATTATTTTTTTTATATACTAATTTTATAAGACTATCACTAACATCGTTTCCTTCGTGTTTATATTTTATAATATCAACCAAATTTATTTTTTCTAAATTTTTAAGTATATTAGTTACAATATTTAAGTGATTTATATTAACGCTAATATCTATGTCATCGTCGTGTTCAATAAAATCAGATTCTCTGTATGCACCTAATAATGTTCCACAATCTATCCAATATGGAACATTATTTTTATCCAACTCATTTGTAATTAATTTTAAAAATTCTAAAGAATTTTTTGATTTTTCATTTATAATCATTGAATTTTTTTAAATTTTCTATTGTTGATATAATTTGAGTGGAATCGAATCCATTAATACAATTGAATTCATTGTCATTGTTACGATCACATCCACCTCCATGATAATTACACGGAGAACATGCTATATTTGATTTTATAATAGATCTATTGTGCATATAATATTTAGATAGTATGTTTTCACTATTGTTAGTATATAATCCAATCCACGGAGTAGACAATATTTCAGATAAATGTAAAGTACCTGTATCTACCGTAACAACCAATTTAGCGTTGTTAATTGCTTCACACATTTCATATAAGTTAGAATAATGTGGATCAATTATAATATCAATTCTATCTTTGTAAAAAATTTTAATATTATCTAATGTAGTTTGATTTATTTTTCTATTTTCAGCTGATCTAGAATTAGAAAAAAACAATATTTGATTTGACGGATTTTTTTTAAAATTGAACGGATTTGATAATGATAAAGAATCGGGAACATCTTTTATATTTGAATTTAAAAACAAAAACATTACCAATATTTGTCTATTTAACTCCATTGCATGTTTGTCTTTAAAATGTTTAGATATATCATTTAAATGATACATGTTGTTTAAATTAACAACATAATCATGTTCTTTATATTTTTCTAAATAATTCAACTGGTTTGTATATGCTATTAATTTTACCGAATCGTTGAAAAAATATTTAATCAAATCAAAATTATAAGGCACAGTTTCAAACGTAACTGCATAATTCTTGATTAATAAATGATTTATATATGGAAATGTTAAAATTAAATCTCCGACTCCATTATGTAACGATATTAAAACACTGTTCATTTTAATTCCAATTCGTATTATAATGATTAAGCCAATAGGTTCTTAATTCTCCTTTTCCTTGTATTAAGTAAAAAGGTAAGAAATTTATAGATCCAACCCCATTATTATAATAAACTAATTTGGAGGGCCCTCTATTTAAACTAAAAGCAAAGTGTGATGTTCCTGTATCACCTCCAACAAATATTTCCGCGTCTAAAATATGATGTATGTTTGTTATAAAATCAGTACTATATTTCCAATTTTCAAACTTAGTATTTATTATATCTTTTTTAACGCATATTATTTTTTCATATATATCGTATTCAGTCGATGAATATTGTTCTATTATATTTTTAAAAACGTCCAGTGGCCAATTTCTATATTGATTATATAACGCATCAAATACAGGAAATATTACTATTTTTTTTGTCATTTTAACTGTGTTTGGTATTTTAATTAGATCTCCAGATAAAGACCTATAATCCCACAAAGACACATTTTTCCATGGTAATATTTGTTCTCCCGGAAGTTTGCTAAAATAATCCGTGTTGTTTAACAAAAAGTTATAAAATTTAGTATTATACTCTTCGGTGTGAATAGAGTTTTCCACATAAAATTTTATATTATTATTGTTATTTATCTTACGCAAATGTTCTATAACATTCATTGATGCTACAAGATCTCCATTTTTTAAATTGTCATAAAACGTTTCCCTAACAATATTATATACCATAAAATTAATTTTTACGAACTATAAATTCGATCTGGCAAACAGCGTTCTCTCTCGTTTGATCTTCAAAGAATCTATTAAAGTCAAAGTCTTTAACTATAGTTTGACAGCTAATTAAACTCATATCTTTATCAAAACATTTTAAGAAATCCATCACAGCTATTGATTTTGGTAAATTTGATTTAAATTCAAATGACCAAGAAGTTTTATGATTGGGATTATAAATTGACGGCCATTTATATTTTTCATAAAAAATTTCATGAGGAATCGCAACTATCAAATAACCAAGAGGTTTGCAAATTCTCAACCAATTAGAAAATGCTTCATATGGATCAATAACGTGTTCCAAACAATGTGAACTATAAACAAAATCAAACAATTCGTCGTTTAAATTTTTACAATACATAGCGTCGTGGGATTCGTCTAATGACTTATCATACGGAACAATTGATTCAATATTCTTAAACACAGATTTAGAAAGAACATCAGATCCACATCCAATATCTATACCGTTGCCTTTGAAATAATTATGATAATTATTTTGAATTCTGTATTCGTTAAGTTTTTTCGTTTCATTCATATTAATTAACCAATTTCACTTTTATATTTTTTATAAAACTCATTTTTATCAGATTCATATTCACGATATGAACTTGCGTAAAATATTTTATCAGTACACATATATGTATCAAACTTGGAATAAATTGTTTTCGATAAAAACCAATCCATAGGCAATTTGTTTTTTTCAATTTCATTTAACACAAATGAGACAGTTTCTCGTTTATACGCCACCATATGTGTACCGACTAATTCCTCTAAATATTGTAATTTGTAAAAACTATCCGATTTACATATTTTATCATTTATAGGTGTATTTTTATGAAACCCCAAATTAAGAATATTCCAATTGATTGGCAATTTATTAAAAAGAAAAATTAACTTATTTTTATACTCCACATCAAAGCAAATGTCATCCTCCAAAACACAAAAAGATTCTGATTTAGTGTAAGACTCTTTTAATAAAATAGATTCGTTTGCACTTAATAAACTAAAATTTCCTTTGCCTACCCACAGATCTTCATCATTTATATCTTCAAAGTACTTTTTTTTTGGCGATATTATTAATTCAAATTGGATATTTTCTTTATTTAAAAATGGAATCAAGTCATTTAATCTATTTTGGGTTGCATATGATGAAATAACATACACTTTATTAAAAAAATTATTTAGTATGTTCACGTTAATATAAATGGTTCATTTTTAATTTTATCTATAAATAACTGCTTAACTATTTTGATGTTGACAGCACTACAATCGTTTAATCCACTATAAATATTAATATTTACATCGTCAATTACTACGTTCATAGGAAAAATAACTTCATATTTAACAGTTTCACACAATTCAGTTCTTCGCCAATTCCATAGATTATTCAACAATGTACTATCACTATATTCTCTATTAGCTTCAAACAATGGTTTATATGCATATCCTAGTGGAGATAAATCGTCGTTTAATCTTAATACACCCACAAAGTATTTAAAATATAATCTACCAAGAGGAATATAACTATGAAATAATAAATACTTTATATTATCAACTTCAAACACATTGGTACTTAAACCAGGAGGTCCATACATTTCTATCCATGGCTGCCAGTTAATTTGTTTTTTAAATATTACATTTTCATTATTATCCATTATTGTATATGGATTAACGTGATAAATAATATTATTATTGTAAAATTGCCAATGTTTTTCAAAATGAGCATTTTGAGTTTTGAAAAAATCTAGTCTTCTAGTTTTCAAACCATATTTAGCGTATTTTACAGATACGATTTTGTTTAAGTCAAACGAATCTCTTATACAAACAACAACTGATATTTCTTTGTTATTTATAAAACGTGCGTCTTCAAATGAATATAATAGATTATTTTGAGTGTACGATTGCAGTATAACATTGTCGTATTGATCTACGATCTCACTGATCAAAATTTTATTATTTAACCGCTTCTCTTTTCTAAATAACCAATATTTTTTAATTACGTTATAATCCTCAAATTGATGACAACATGTTGGATTAAAGTAATTAATTATTCCGTTAAATTTTCTTTCAACTACTATTTCTAAGTTATTTAAATTAAAAATCATTTAAGTTCTGATTCTATATTTTTAATAAAATAGTCTTTCAAATAAGTTACGTTTCTGTATTTAAGATTCGTTTCACAGCTTTTAACATACATCTTATATAGATCATTTTTACCAGAGCCCCGTAAATAATGCCATAAAGTATCACATGCTTTATATTCGTCCAAATTATTTGAATCAGGTCTATTTTCGAACATAACACAATTTTCTCCATGAATCCAAGGATAAGCGTGTGTCAAAAATGAAAGATCTTGTTTAAAAGACAATGCGTTAATCGTAGATTCAATTGTTCTAAAACACTTTAGACCGGCGCCGTATAAATCAATAACTGTTCTAGAATTTTTTTGGTATTTCATAAAATCAACGCGTTCATACCATTCTTTGTGAAACAAAGCTATAGCATAATCTCGTTTGTTTTTTATTAATTCTTCATCGTATTGTTTCTCGGAACTATACATATTATGTCCGAATCTATCCATTTGAGCAAACAACGTGCCATATAATTTAACTCTATCTTGACTACTTCTACCCCATATATAAAGGATATCTAATCCTCTTTTCCAGAATTCATCTTCAGTACAAGGCGTATATTCGTCGTATGTATTTATAAAATCTGCAGGTAGTACTTTTACACCTAAGTTTGATAGATCCAATAAATTAGATAATTCTCGCTTGAAATAAATTCTTATTTTATCTTTTAAAACGACATTCAAGTTTTCATGCAATCGTAAAAACTGTTTATCGTGTTCAAAGAATCCGTCGTATGGTTCATGTTTTAATCCAAAAAAAGAATAAAAGTTTTGTTGATATCTTTTATCAGGCCAAGTACCACAGCCAAACTCCATGAAATCTAAGATAATTAAATTTTTAAAATTTATAGAATTTATAGATTCATCGTATTCGTAATTAGGTTCCCAAACTATTGGTAGTATAGTAAAATCGGCTTCTTCATGATTTTGTGTATACTTTATTATATTACCAAGCATAGAAAACCAGTGTGTATTTAAATAACCATCATAAGAATTTTGATAGTTTCCATTTTTATTGTGTTTTAAAACCGAGAATTTCATTTTATTTATTGGTATTTTTCGATAAGATTTTTTATAAATTATTGGCATTTTTAATTAAAGTTATATTGCCTAGATCTACATTATAAATTTTATAACCACATTCTTTTAATTTATTTAAAATATACGGATAATTTTCATCTCTATTAGATATATGTGCGTGTTCAAATGTTATTTTTTTAATATTAAATTTATTAAAATCTATACTGTTTATAATGTTAAAATCCTCCCCTTCACAATCTACAAACAGATAATCTATATTAGTCAGGTTATTTAACTTAAACAACTTTTCTATCGATATAGATTTCATTAAAAAAGACTTTGATTCTTCCAATTTATGTCCGTGTTTTATAACGTGTTCTTTTGATAAAGATGAGTGTTGTGAATATTTGTGTCCTTCAAAATGCGGAATATAAAAATTTTTTTCTATTTCTTGATCTGATATTAAATGACATTCTATTTTAACATTATTAAAAGATTTATATCGAACTTTAGCCAGTTCCTCTATAACAAATGGATTAGCATCAACCAATAAAGCAAAATCTACACATTGAGAGTTTATTATTTTATAAATCTCATCATCCCCATCATTACATCCTATTTGTACAATTATCATTTTTTAATATAATATAAATTTTTATATTTAGAATATTGAATTGTTTTTCCTATATTTTTTGAAAACTGAATTGCTGCATTATTTACATCTAACCAACAAACATCATCTCCAAAAATATACCCATCTTCATTTAATAAATTAAAATACGATGTTAAATCGTTTAAAACAGAATCGTATTCATGAGATGCGTCTACATATATAAGATCTGATTTTATATTATGGTGAATTAAATATTTATACATCATATCTGTGGTATTTGGTAAAGATATGATGTAATCTTGTAATTCATGACTTATTACATTTCTACAAAATTCATCGAACATTGTAGAGGTACCATCTTTAAAAAAATTATATTTATGTAAAGTATTACATTTATCTTTTCTCCAATGTTCCACACTTCCTAACCACGTATCAATACATAAAATTTTACAATTTATATTGTTTTCTTTACATATTTTTGCCATAGTAATAGCTGACCAACCCAGATATGAACCCAATTCAATTATTAATTTTGGTCTTTTTTCTAAAATTAATTGTTTGAACGTATCAATACTATCTGGATATTGCCAATTTTCTATTTCACGATTCTTCTCTATTATAGAAGCATCGAATCTATCAAATGGAGATTTTAATCCAAAAAATTCAAAATTTATATCATTCATATTAAAAATATACGGATCCTTCGGTTTCATGTTTATCATTTATAATATTAATAACTCTATTAACATATTTAAATTTCGTATATATATCCAATGTTTTAGATTGATAAAAATTATCAGATAGTACGGTTTGAACAATTTTTTTTATGTGTAATATGTCCTCATATATAGAATAGTGTTTTTTAATATCTTCATCTTCAGATTTTGTAATAGATAAATGAAAATTATCGTGTGAAATAATATGACATCCGGCAGCTAATGCTTCAATAAACCCAAGCGATTCATAAACCTTTTCATTTATCGATAAAAATATCTTGAATGACTTCATCTCATTTAGATAATCGGATCTATTTAATATACCATAATTAATAAAATTGTGATTATTAACTAATAATTTTTTTATTTTTTTAAAGTCATCATCATCATTGACCGTAGTATATACCGTATATTTTTCACATAAATCATCTATTAATTTTATCTTTTCATCTACAAATTCATTTCCAATTACAAAGTTTATATCTTTTCCCCATAAAAGAATATCTTTATTTTTGTCAGAAAAATTGTTATTTTCACAAATATAAAATCCAATAAAACTATTTTCTTTTTTAGAAATTTCTTGTACATTCGACATATAACACATATTTTTATATGGAACTCTATAACCAAAATCTTTTTCAATATTATCTATATGATAATTTATATTTGTTCCCCAAACATGAGGATGTAAAATTATCTTATTAGGATTAATATCTATCTTCAATTTTTTTAGTAACTTTGTAACGGCAATAGAACATACGATTTTATCTGCATGCTCTATTTCATTTTTTATTAAATTTAAATTCTCATTTCTAATATTCCAATTCATATCTGTTATAAAATCGAGCGGAAAAACTGTGCTGTCAAATAACGTGACACAAGTATCATTCATCATTTTTTCACACATTCTTTCACACATGATAGTTGATTTCCATTGTATATCCCAGTAGTGTGGAAAATCGTAAATTAAAAGTATCTTTTTTTTATATAATTTTAAATACGAATTAAATTTATTATAAACATTTAAAGAGTTTGTTACTAAAGCATAAGACTCATTGTTTAATCTTGGCAAATACGTTATGTATAAAGATTTTTTTATAACATAATCTTCAATGTAATCATATACATCTTTATCTTCAAAATAATTTTTAATTACTATAATATCATTATCTTTTATATTAAAATCATCTTTACTAGTACTAGTAAAATCTAAACTATATAGAAATTTGATTCCATGTTCTACGGATAGTTGAAAAAACAAATCATTGGTTAGTATTTTGTAGATCATGTCAAAAAATAATCTCCCCATCTATTAAAATACCTATAATTTTAATCCCAAGTTGTCTATCATCATTAGGCGGAATAAATACATCATCCAACTCAATTTCAAATTCACTTTTTCCTGAAGTGTTAAATTTAACAATATTAAGACAATCAGATTTAATATTCATTTTATTCCCATCAATTGTTAGTGTATTATCAATCTCACTAAGAGCTTTTATTGTAATAAACTCAACATTTGAAACAATGCCGTTTATTTTCTTAGAAGTCCAAACCCAAGAAAATTTTCTATCAGTTTCTAATGGAAATATTCCATCTAAAAATTGTACATTTTTTCTTGATTGATCTAACTGGTTAAAATTGATTATCATAACATTTTTTCATTAATTCGTAAACATGATCTAAATCTGGATATGCCCATTCTTGATCTACTGAATAATTAGTACTAAACGATTCCATACCACTTACTTTATCTATTTTATATTTTACCAATCCATCATAGTCCAAACCAAGATAGTCTACTTGACCGCCATAACCAGTAGTAATCACTTTTTTACCATAATTAAAAGCATCAAATATAGTGAGGCCAAATCCCTCTCCTTTGTTTAGACTCACATAACAATCGCCAAAACTATGTAATCCTAATATATCTCTGTTACTCAAATTATCCAATATAATATAAACAGATGTGCCTAACTTATTAGTCAATTTATTAATAGTATTAATACAATATTGTCTATTAGTAGGATGATAGTCTCTATAATGAATCTTAATCAGAAGTTGGGTATCTGGATAATTATCATTAAATTTATCAAATTCCGTTACTAAATTTTCTATACCTTTTCTAAAATTTAACTCTCCTATACTATAAAATGTATATTTGTTTTTGGGTACTACATTTCTTACATGATCATATATAGTTATACTGTCTTTATTAATTAAATTCTGATGATGCCATATATGAGGCACAACTTTTATATTAGAATTCACACCGGAATTTATAAAACATTCTTTATTAAAGATAGATGGAACCCAAACTTCCGGTACAAGATTAATATAATCTACCCACTTTGATGGTAGCTTATTTGTTTCCCACGTACAATATCCAACTACATTTTTAACTTTATTATTATGTGTTAACAATAAATCATTCCAAATGTCCGGAGTACTATGTAAGATTAAAGTATCGTAACTATCATACGATATTCCAATTACACTTTCAGCTAAAGCATCTACATAATAATTCTTATCATTGTTACTATTATCAAATAGTAATGGCATCCAACTAACAGATACATTGCGTAAAACATAGTCTGCCAAATAGCCTTTAGCGGCACTAGCATAACCGCTAGTGCCGCTTTGACCAATATATTTAATAGTACCTACGTCGTTTATTTCGACGGATGGAAGAATAAGCGGTTTACTACTAACTATTCGTGATACTTTCTTTATCATTTACCGATTGTTTTTATCAATTTAGCAATACAAGCCATAAATGTAATTTCTTTATCTACAACCATTGCACTCTGATACATATATTCGGCAACTTCAATAATTACAGTTACTTCTTTACCCGGAGCAAAATCACTAGCTTTATCATACAATTCACTATATAATTCATCGAATGTTTTTGTTCCAGCATCTGCTACCAGCTGTCTGATCTCATTAAATGCTTTTGAATTTGTTTTACTGCCATTCAAAATAGAAATCAAACCGGATTTCAAGTCAACACTTGCATTCTGCGTCTTAACCAGTTTAAGACTCCCACTTGTACTACTCTGTTGTAGATAATTGATTACTTTACGAATGTCAGGATAAAAATTATCCAATACAATTTTCAAATCTGATAGTTCATACTTAACTGATTCTTTATCAAGAATGTTACGTACATAAACAGCTACATCTTTTTTTGTGGGAGGTTCGATCTCAAATACTTGACAGCGACTAATCAATGGTTTGATGATCTTCTCTACGTAGTTACATGTTAAAATGAATCGTGTAGATTGACTATATGTTTCCATTAGATTACGAAGAGCCGCTTGAGCTTCAGTAGTAAAGAAATCAGCTTCGTCTAGAATAACAATCTTCAATGCTTGAAAACCAGTAGATCCAGCAAATCCTTTAATCTTGGTACGTACCATTTCAATGCCGTTAGTATCACTAGCATTGATATAAATCACATCTGATGGAATGTTTTTGGTTAGAATCTTAGCAAGAGTAGTTTTACCAGTACCAGCTCCGCCATGAAACAATAAATGAGGAATGTCCTTTCGTTTGATAAAGTCATTCAAAATATCTTTCAAATGACTGTCGCAAATATAACCATCTACATTATTTGGACGATACTTTTCAGCCCAAAGAGTGTGTGACTGTGATTGCGATTCTGTTTCTTCAGAAAAGAAGCTCATATAATATTAGTCAACGTTTTTGATTTCAACCAAGTAGTAACTGCTGTTGAATGTATCATTGTTGAATTCAACATGAGCAATACCAGCATCACTAATCTTTAGTACAGCATTTTCACAATCACTATTGCTAGTCAGAATCTCTTTTAGATACTTGGCACTGAAATGAATAGTCTTGGCAAGAGTGTCTTTACCCTCCGTTGGTTTAAAATCGATACTAATACGATTACTATTAACACTACTAAAACCAATAACTAACTTAAGTTTATCTTTCTTATCTTTGGTAAAAGTCAAAGTATCTACGTCACTCAAAGCATTCTTAGCTTTTACAAAAGTACCAACAAATTCTTTGGTAAGAGTAATTTCCAGATTGAACGGAGGCAACTTCTTGAGTTCTGGTACTTTAGGAATAACACTAAGATCTGCGGTAACATACTGTACATCAGTACTTTCTCCAGTTAACGATAGTGATACGATCTTATCTTCACGGGTATTAAATGAGATATTTACTTCATCATTCAAAACACTAAGAAGTTTCTTTAGTTTAGCCGTATCATTGATACCAATCTCAGCATCATTCAAACCAGCACTGTCTTTAATAACCACGAATGAAAGTACGTTCTTATCATCACTGATAGAAGCGGTTTTGATTTGTTTATTTGCACTGTCAACGACCCACTTTACACTTTCAATGGTTCCGTTGAGTGAATACTTGTCGATAAATGTATTAATTGTTTGTTTCTTCATACTCTATAATCTTATTCTAAGTTTAATGTTTTGTCAATTTTAAAATGTGAAATCGAAAAATTCTTCAGATGCTTTACACAAGTCTTCCATGGAACTCAAGCATTTAATACCATTTACATATAAATCGTCTGGCGATACATAAAAATAACCAATTTTATAATCAGCATATGCCACTGTTCTCATTTGATAATATACCTTTACATTACTACTATCATTTGTTCTAAACTCAATATAATAGATTTTAGGATCGCTTAACCTATATAACTGATTCTTCGGAACAAACAATTTATCACACAATATTTGATTTGGCGTAAATTCCACATATGGACCACGTTGTCCAATAACTACACGTTCATATTTACGAGCAATAACTGTATCATAACTTGTTTTTAACTCTAATGACGATCCCTCTTCGGATATTTTTAATAAATCTTTATACTTCTTCATAACAATTTTAAAAACTAAAAAACTCTTCCAATTTAACATCCGTCTCATTTGGGTAACTCCAATTCAACACATTATAAAAGTCTAACAACTTACCTCTGAGTTCTTGTTCATACATAGCGTTTCTATCTACATATTGTTCAATAAACTCTATAATACGATCAGGATCAGTACCATCCGCTTTCATAGCAATACCTTCGATACCATATTGGTTTTGTTTTAGATATACCCACTTGATCTTTTGACCGTGGAAAATCTCAGGTACATCTTTGTCTAACTTCCAAGTCTTCAACAAATCATTATAAGCCAAAGCAGCTTTAGCTTGCGCTGGAGTACCATCCATAAATTGAAATGGATGTCTTGTTTTTGGATTATAATCATTATCTCCGTTTTGACTCTTAAACTTTACACTGGTATTCTTCGCAATCTCAATAACTGGATAAGTAGACATCTTATCTTTAAATTCAAGAATACTTGCGTCAATTTGATCTTTTGGAAGTTTACGCAACATGTCATCCAAAAACTTTTGCATAAACTTACGAAACCGAATTGGAAAACTAGTACGAACTACGTCAATACCTTTTACTTCCATTTCATCACACTCAATACCAGCTTTATTGATAATAAACTGAGCATATCGTTTCTTAGCTAACCAGAAACTGGTTTTAGCAATAACTTCTTGTTTTGCATCAAAACGATGTTTCTCAATATTGAAGTATCGTTTTGCCATTACATCATAGAACTTATTGACAAATGATTGTACATCACCAGTTACTTTCAAAATAGCCTCAGTCATTGCCTTTTCATCATTTAGATCAATATCAGGCATATTCTTTTTGATGATAGGTAATGCACTAGCAAAACAACTATCTGTATCTGTATAGATAACCCAATCTCCTTCTTTCTCATTCAATGAACGTTTGAAACACTCATTGATAGCTTTACCAGTAGATTTGATAATATCCTGACCAGTTATGGTAACAGCGCTTGCATTATCCTTATCATAAAATCTAAAGATCGGTAACCCCAATACACCATAGATTGAATTAAGTAATACTTTTTGTACTTTTTGACGACCATCATAAAATTCATATTTTTCCCATTCTTTTAAATCTGCATGCTTTTTAGCAAGTTTACGAAGATCTTTACGTTCATCGAACCACTTTACTAGAATTTCTGGAATAACCCCAGTCTTATCTTTTTTACACATTACACCATTACTAGCCACACTCAAATTGTTTTGGGTAACCAATTGTTTAAATTCATCATTGGTATAAACTGTAGATCCAACGTGATACTTAGAGATTTTATCCTGAGCGAATAATCTAGCATTAAATGCGTACAATCGTTGTTCAAGATATTGAGAAAATGGAGTCTTCTTTTGAGCACTATCACCTAGATTCTCATAATCCTCGCGAATTTCTTTGGTACGATCTTCAACATAAGAATCGTCATATTCAATCTTATTAATAACTGCTACTTTAGTTTCAGGTGATAAGTTAAGACTGATGATGATATTCGGATACATTGATGTAAGATCCAAGTCAAACACCCAATCATAACGACCGGGAGTAGGAGCTTTAACATAAGCACCTTCAAAACCCTGTTCATTGTCTTCCATTTGAGTTTCATATTCATCGCGACCATCCAATGATTTATTTTTAGCAACCTGTCCTTTACGACGTAGATACATAAGAATAGCACCTTCAATGAAACGAGAACTCATTTCATACCATTCATATGGAACATGTCCTTTATGACAAATAGCCCTAGCCAATTCAATAAACTGTAACTTCTTTTCTAGTGCTACAATGATTTGTACGTCGTTCAAGTTATATTCAATGTACTTGTTGATATCAGCTTTGTACAAATCATCCAAACTACCTTTATAGGCAATCTTTTCCATACCCACAATCTTTTTACCAATAGCTCCAAGAGCATAACTAGCTTCTTGTTTAATATTGAGCTTCTTGTAAAGAGTCATATAATCCAAATGAGTTACCCCAGCTACAATAACTTTTTTATTCCAGTCATTGATATAAGCAACTTGAATTGGACTCAAACGTTTTGCATTGTTTGGACCAACAATATTTTTCATACGACGAAACAGATATGGCATATCGAAGTTGTCACTATTCCATCCAGTACTAATAGTTGGTTGAATTTCTTCCCATTTAGTCAGAAAGTGCATCAATAGACTATCTTCATCTGTAAAGCTACGTACTTCTACATTTTCTTTAACAAAGTCATTTAACTTGTGTTCTTTGTCCAAGATGAAAGCTGTATATTTAGCTGTTAGACTATCATAGATAGCAATAGCTGTAATTTCTTTGTCAGCTTCTTCTACATTTGGAAATCCACCCTCCGTACTAACCTCAATGTCAAGATATACAACACGATGTCCTTCAGATGGTTCATCACTATCCTCGTAAGCATCAATCAAGCAACGTGTTTCTGCCGGTACATCACTCTCGAACAAGCTCGGATCTTTTGGATTGAATTTATAGACTTTTTCAAGTTCATCGCCATAAATACTGCGATACATTCCACCCTCACGTTTACGATAAGCATATGGCCGATATGGAATAGTTACATATCCATTAGTATCATCCCACAAGTGAATAATGTTGTCTTTCTTTGAAACAAATATATTTTGGTACATACAACCACTATACTTTCAATTTGGCAACAAGTCCAGTGAAAACTGCGTGATGTTCTTCTTTTACGTGTTGCGCGCACTGTAATATTCTGTCCATCAACCGTTTATGTTTAATAGATGTAAATAAAACAGGTTCTAATTCAATACCACTTAACACAGGTGGATCAATTTTATTTATACAAAACCACAACATTGCTAATTCGTCTTCTGTAAGAGACTCTAGATGATCTAATTTCATTTTAGTTTAATTCCAAAAATGCTTTGTCCGTAATTTACAAATAGTGTGTTATCCAACTTAGATTTTAATGTGGTTAATTCCTTAGAATGTACGTCTTTTTCTTCATCTTCTACTTCTTTAACACTAAAACTATTACCCAGCTTGGTAACACTAGCTTCTCTAGCACTCATAACAATTTGTGGAGTAACAACCAGATAGTCTCCTGATTTTAATTCTTTCTTCTTCTTAGACTTGTTATCCAATGCTGTTACCATACCACTAACTACATACAAGTGGGTAAACTTCTCGTTTGATTTAACAAAGAATGTAGATTGAGTAAATGCCACACTGCATAACGTTGTGAGTAGTGTATTGACATTGGTACTTTCACTAACACAATACAGTTCACCATTTACTGTAAAATTAAACATTGCATCTTTTACTTTAACCACTTCTGGCAATTTAAAATCATTCACATACTCAGTGCTTGTTTGATTGAAGTATGTAGAAGTGTTTTCTTTCTGAAACACTGTAATACGATAGGGTAGTATATATGATACACTAGAGTTGGTTGTGTTTATATTGAGACTATTAGTAATAGTATACGTTTTACCTATAGTAGTAGGCAATATGTTTAGTTTGTTGTTAATTACCTCGGTTAATTCTACATCATTGTTCTTATCATATAGAAATAGATCGTTTGCGTGTAGATTAAGTGCGGTCAATAGAATAGTTAGAAATTTTTTCATATACAATATATAGTTTTTATAGATTGACTTTTATTAATTATACATTAACATGATAGAATGTCAATTGAAGAAATTAAAGAAATAAAAAAGAAACGAGTCAGCTTTAGTCAATATTCCACATTTCTAAAATGTCCACATAAGTGGTATTTAGATTATGTTAAGAATCTAAGAGTTAAAGATGATAACATTAACACTACGTTTGGAACAGCAATTCACCATGCGTTTCAAACATATCTTACTTCACTATATAATGAGGGTGTAGGTATTGCGGATTCATTGGATGTAAAGAAGTTATTTCTTGATAAATTTAACGAGGAAATTAAAAAAGTAAAAGATGTAAAAGAAGAAGAATTTACCGACTTTATTTTCGATGGCAATGATATCGTCGATACATTCTGTAAGTCCGCTAATAGATTAAAACACTTTCCAACCAAAGATTATGAATTGGTAGGCATTGAAATTCCACTGGAGATCCCGATTAAGAATAATGTGGAATTTGTAGGCTTCATTGATATCGTCCTAAAAGAACGAAACAAAGAATATTATCGTATTATTGACTTTAAAACATCTAGTAGTGGATGGAATAGTTATATGAAAGAAGATGTAAGTAAACTTGCTCAGTTACATCTATACAAAAGTGTTTATAGCAAAAAGTTTAATGTACCACTCAATAATATCGAAGTTGAATTCTTTATTGTTAAACGTAAGCTATATGAAAACGTAAGCTTTCCTCAAAGTAGAATTCAGGTATTTAAACCAGCTGCAGGTCCAACCATCATCAAAGAATCAATTAAATCGTTTATTGAGTTCTTAGATTATGGATTTACTCCAGATGGTAATTATAATGAAAGTAATCAGTATATAAAAGTTCCCGGTAATGGTAAAAAGAATTGTAAGTATTGCACCCATTACAAAAAACTGTGTGATGGTAAAGCTACCAAATTATAATTAATATCTCACATATGTATATATCTATATATGTACATATGTTATGGATCAATTTGTTACAACAGTAAAACTTAATCAAGAATTATATAATCAGTTTAAAGAACTGAATATAAGAGGCAAAATATCTTTTCAAGATTTTGTAAATAAGTGTCTTGAAAAATATCTATCTGACACTGAATTTCAATCTGAAATCAGCGAAAGCATTTCCACAAAATTAAGTTTTAATGCTCCATTTTCATTATCAAAGGAATCTAAATGAAAAAGAAAAAGATACTATTATTGAGTGATGATCTAAGAATGCATAGTGGTGTGGCTACAATGAGTCGAGAACTCGTATTAGGCACTCTTCATCACTATGACTGGGTGCAAATTGCTGGAGCTATTAAACATCCAGAGGCAGGCAAAGTTGTAGACATGAAAGACGCATGTGATAAATTGAATGGTAGAAATGATAACTATCTGAGATTATATCCTGTGGATGGTTATGGTGATGAAGAAATTCTTTATCAAATCATGGCTATTGAAAAACCCGACGCAATTATGCATTTCACAGATCCTCGTTTCTGGGGATGGTTGTATAACATTGAACATCAACTTCGAAGCAAGATTCCTCTAACATATCTTGATATTTGGGATGATCTACCATATCCAATGTGGAATAAACCATTCTATAAGAGTTGTGATGCTTTGTTTGCTATCAGTAAACAAACAGATAATATCAATAAATGGGTACTTGGACCCGAAAATTGTACCAGTATCTATGGAGATTTTGACACCAACGGAAATTTAATTAAGGAGAACATTTAATATGCCAGTAAAAGGAAAACATCTACTACACTATGTACCCCACGGTATTAATAGCCATGAATTTAAGCCATTGCCAAAAGGCGACTCTTCAGTTGAAAAATTGAAGAAAAGTTTATTGGGAGACGGAGAATATAACTTTATTGTAGCATTTAACAGTAGAAATGCACATCGTAAACATCCAGCCAATCTAATATTAGCATTTAAATCATTCTGTGCTTCTATTGATCAAGAACAAGCAAAGAAATGTGCATTGATTATGCATACAGACAAAGTATGTGAAGCTGGAACGGATCTAGTAGCTACAGTGCAAGCAGTTTGTCCAGAATATAAAGTAGTATTAGACGAATCTCGTAGAAGTCCAGAAGAAATGTGTGCATTCTACAATCTATCAGATGTTACCGCTAATGTTAGTTCCAATGAAGGTTTTGGTTTGAGTATCGCTGAAAGTATTATGTGTGGTACTCCGGTTATTGCTACAGTAACAGGCGGTTTACAAGATCAGTTGGGTATTGTTACAGATGATGGCAAACCGGTAGAATTTAATCTTGAATTTGGTACCAATAGTACAGGTAGATACAAGAAACATGGCGTATGGGCGAAACCAATTTGGACCAAAGTTCAAAATCTTCAAGGAAGCCCTCCTACTCCATATATCATGGATGATCTAACCAACTATACTGATATTGCAGATGCTATTGCTTATTGGTACTTAGTTGGTAGTGAAAAACGTGAACAATATGGTGCCGAAGGTCGTAGATGGGCGATGAATGAAGGTGGTATTAATGCTAAAAATATGTGTGATCAGTTTATTAAAGCAATGGATTTTACACTAACTAATTTTAGACCTGTTAAAACATTTGACATTTTTACTGAAGTTGGTTATGATATTAACTCATTGCCTAATGACAAGTTAGGATTTGATTTACACGTTGTAAATTTAGAAGCTATTAAACAAACGATCTAATGAAAATTCAAGTATTAAAGAACGAAGATTATCAAGACATAGAAAATCTACCAAAAAAAGGTACAGATCGTGCTACTGGTTATGATGTAATCGCTACAAGTGAACCCGAAATTATCGGAGAAACATACGATAACGGTACATATAAAAGAATCGATTATATTCAGTACAAAACAAATCTTAAACTAGCTGTACAACAAGAAAGACAATATAGTGGATTTGGACATACTGATATTGATTATGATATTCTAGCATTTCCTCGTAGTAGTGTTAGTAAGTACAATCTAGTATTAGCCAATTGCATTGGATTGATTGACGCTGATTATCGTGGTGAAGTATTGCTTCGTTTTAAGTATATCTGGCAACCAGAAGATTATAGATCCGTCAACTATATGTTAGAAGGAAAGCCTAATATAGATAAGCTTTATAATAAAGGTGATAAAATCTGTCAACTAAAAGTAACCAAAGTAGAAGACGTAGAATTCGTATTGGTAAATGCATTGGATTCTACAGATAGAGGCGAAGGTGGATTTGGTAGTACAGATGTTAAAAAAACAGAAAAAGCCGAAATATCTCAGGTTCAAATGAGTAAAATGGAAGCACTCTATAATAGTTTAGGTGGAATACCCACTCCAAATAAAAAGTATAGTCAATTAGTACAAGAAAGAGACACAAAACAATTTAATCAATAATATGAGCAAACCACTATGTTTAATTTCAGGTCCAGTATTTAACCGCAGCGGATATGGCGACTGGGCAACAGCTGTTGCAAAAAGCATCATTCGTTATGATAAGTATGATGTTAAAATCGCCCCTACTAGATGGGGCAATTGTCAAAGTAAACGATTTCTAGAAGAACTGACTGATCCAGAAGATAGAACACTAGCTTCAAAATTCATTAATGGTGCTTTGAATAAACAACCAGATGTATTTATTCAGTTAACTATTCCAGAAGAATTTCAAGCAATTGGTAAATACAACATTGGTATGACAGCTGGAATTGAAACTACAATTCCACCAGGCAGTTGGATAGAAGGTGTAAATAGAATGAATCTTACGGTTGGTTTGTCTAATCATGTAAAGAAAACATTCAATGAAACCAAGTTAGCAAAACAACTCGAAAACGGACAACAAATTCCAATTCAAGTTGAAAAACCAATCGAAGTGTGTTTCTGGGGAGCAGATACCAATATCTTTAAAAAGACGGATGAAAAACTTGAATCCGTTGAAACTGCTTTATCAAGCATCAAAGAAACTTCTGCATTCTTATTTATAGGTCAGTGGACACATGGCGGACTTTATAATGATCGTAAGGATATTGGAAATCTAATTAAGACGTTCTGTACATCGTTTAGGAATCAGTCTCTAAATGACCGTCCATGTCTCATTGTAAAAACAGGTGGAGCTTCATATTCAACTGTAGATCGATTTGAGATTCTATCTAAGATTAAGAAAGTTCGTGATGAAATCGGCGAAAATGCTCCAAATGTGTATCTCTTACACGGCGAATTATCCGAACCAGAAATGAATGCTTTGATGAATCACGAAAAGATTATAGCTCACGTTTCATTTACTCACGGTGAAGGATATGGACATCCACTTCTTCTATCAACACTAAGTGGCAAACCACTATTGGCGCCTAATTGGAGTGGACATTTAGATTATCTAAACCCAGCATATGCTAATTTATTATCTGGTAATCTCGTTGATGTAGATAAAAAGTCAGTGAATCAATGGATTATTAAAGAAAGTAAATGGTTCAAAGTCTCATATTCATTGGCGGAAGATAGAATGAAACAAATATACTTCGCTCGAAAGAGTGATAAATTTACTAAAAATGCTGAACTTCTGCGTAAAGAAAACATGGAGAACTTCAGTATGACTGCGATGGATAAAAGATTGTGGTCTATTTTAGATCAATACGTTCCTCAGTTTGCCGTAGAAAATCAATTCGTATTACCTAAATTAAAACCAGTCGTTTCTAACAATGCAACCGAGACAAAATTATCACTTCCAAAACTAAAAATATCTTAATATGTTTTTATCATATCTAGTAACATGTCATAATGAAACTGATAGCTTAGATAAGCTACTAACTAAATTAGTTAAAAACAAAAAAGATAATCATCAAATTGTTCTTCTTGATGATTATTCAGACAATCCAAAAACTTTGGAAATTATACAGAAATATAAAGAAAAGATAAATTTTTATCAACATAAATTAGATAAAAATTATGGCGCACATAAAAACTATGGTATAGAACTATGTAAAGGTGAATGGATTTTTCAACTAGATGCTGATGAAGTTCCTACAGATGGATTGATAGAGAATATAGATTTAATTATTGAATCGAACAATAAAAATGAAGTATTATGGTTGCCACGTTTAAATTACTTCCACGGGGTGACACAACAAGACATCAATATGTGGGGTTGGAGATTATACGACGGTATGATTAATTTTCCAGATTATCAATCCAGATTGTATCGTAATTTACCACACATTAGGTACGAAAGAAGATTGCATGAAAAAGTAGAAGGCTTCAAAAGTTATGTCTTTATACCTCCACAAAAAGATTACGCAATTATTCACGAAAAGACTATAGAGAAACAACGTCAAACAAATATTAACTATAATAAGTTTTTTACCGAGGACGAAAACAAAGGATATTCAGTAAAATAATTTATGAAATATATTACAAACATCGATACTTTATCCGCATTATTTGATAGACTGATTACAGAAAATATTAAACTTTATTTTTTCAACAAAGATAATATTATAGATAAAGTTAATCATCAAAAAATTGTGGTTGAAGAAATTAAAAATAGAATCAAAAAGTTGTTACAAGATACATATGAAAAGAAAGAATATGATTATCTTTCGGAAAAAAGAACTTTCAATGAAAATTCAATTGTGGAATCTCTTGAAGAACTTATAGTTAACGATATCAATATTGGAGAATCCGATAGAGAAAGATTGAAACAAGTTCAAAGCGAAAATCCATCTATAGAAAAATTTATTGTAAATGAAAAAAGACTGAGAAAAGCTAATGAAGGTAGATCTCGTAATAAAAACGAAATTGATGATCAATATAAAAAAATAATAGAATAAACATAACACTATGAATGTACTTATTACTGGAATTGCTGGATTATTGGGATCAAACCTTGCAGATTATTTAATAGAACAAAATATAAATGTTGTTGGAATTGATGATTTAAGCGGAGGATACCTAGAAAACATAAATCCAAAAGTAAAATTTTTTAAATTAAACTTGGTCGATGACCGAGGAAAATTAAATGATATATTTGAAACTTATAAATTCGATTATGTTTATCATCTAGCAGCTTATGCAGCCGAAGGATTAAGTCCATTCATTAGAAATTTTAATTACAAAAATAACTTAGTAGCTACTACAAATGTAGTAAATTGTTGTATTAATTATAGTATTAAACGACTAGTATTTACGTCTACGATGGCCGTGTATGGTGAAAATAAAACTCCATTTGACGAATCGTATTTACCTAACCCAATAGATCCATATGGAGTAGCTAAATATGCATGTGAAATGGACATTAAAGTTGC